GGACTAAGACTGCCAATATCAAAGGTGAGCAGGGGGGCAGGTACTAGAAGTACTGAAATCTTCTTCAACAATTCTAGCAGCGAACTAGATGGTGATTTGAAGATAGCCCCTGACGGTACATTGTATGTATGCAATATTCCTGTGAACCTGTATCCGCGTGTCGCAGGCCTGCCTAAGACAGTTGGCACCGACCATGGGATCACTGTCACGGAAACGACACCGGGCACGTACCGTCTCAAAGGCTCCACCACGACAAATGCCGGCTCGTGGAGTAACTTGACCAGTGTGGTGCATGTAGACGCGGGAACGTACACAATGGACGCTACGGACTGGCCGTTGGGCAGCGATTCATGGCTGATGGGCATACAAGTCGATATCGACCCTGACGACGGGAGCGAAAAAGCACAAGTGTTCAGACCTAGAGACTATGGGCCGAAAACCTTGAAGGCTGGCACTCTCCTATGCAACATTTTCATCAACACCACGGGCGAGGTCGATAAGACGTTCACTCCCAGTCTGTACAAGATCGACTGATTTTGACCAACACCACAGATCTGCTTCTTAGCTTATGAACAGCAAACTTGTCTAATTTTAGATACTAGCAATGCTGTTAGCATGCCATGAATGTCAAATGTCTGCGTTATAAGCTTGCACTAGACTGCTAGTATTGGAACGTAGACAAAGCTACATCTTATGACGGTTTCAATCATAACGCTTCCAAAGTCATTCTACCAGTCTGGAAGAACGAACAAAAAGTTCTTGATTTAAGATGGCTAGCTTTGAATCAATTTGTTTTACTTCGTAACAAAAATGGTTTATAATTAAATAAACAGTAAAATATGAAAGTGGCTGCTTATGATTGACATTCTCGAATCAAATCTAGAAGATTCTGAAAGACCATTTTTGTCTAAACAAGAAGCTAGACACATTCTAGCTGCAATCAAGACATTTCAGCATCTTAGGCAAGAACTCAAAGAAGTTCCAGATCTGAAAAGGCAACTGAATAGCTCTAGAGATCTGTCTAAGTTTGAACGTATTCAGACTACCAACAGAATCTCTAGGGCTGAACGCGTATCTTTTCCTGTCAATGAGATAGTCGATGCTTCTATAAAAAACAGAGAGATTTCTGTTTCAATCAGACTGCAAGACAAACTTGTAGAATTCGAATATGAAGATGGTTTTGCAAATGCAAGCCTGCTTGATGACGATAAAGTCTTAGAAAGCTTTGTCTTCAAGTCAGACTTCTCTATTCAGTCTAATAAGAACTTCGTGCATGATACAATGTATTCGTTGCACAACCTTACAGAAAATGAATGCGATTTTGTGCTTGGCAGAGAGAAAAGCTTCTATCTTCTGCTTACTATACTGACATCTGAATCAGTAGAAGATCTAGAAAAACATACTGTAAGCACAGATTCTGACAGACTTTATGCAGCTGTCAAGACAATCTTTTGATAGATAGAATGAAGGTGTTCTATGAAATCTGCTGCATCGTCTAGCCACTCATCTACATCGTCTGCCCAGTATGCATCAAGAATAGACGAATATTTGAATTTCTTCTGTTCTGATGCTTCAAGCAAAGCTTCAAAACGATACTTGCATCCATCAATTGCTTGCAAGCTTTGTGCTAGCAGTCTTACATCTTGTTCTACTTTAGAAGTGAACTGATCGACTTCTTCAGCGCTATACCATTTCTTGAATAGCAGCCAAGATACAGGGCATGAAAAAGTCACATCGTCAATCTGCTTCGGTGTAATCAGTTTGCTGATATTTGTCACAGAATCTCCTTGATTTACTTATCAACTAATTAAATATATTATATATCATTCAAGAAAGAATGTAAAATGGAATTCAGTAAAGACTTAAACGCATGGATAGCTTCAACTCTATTAGGCTGTCATTGCCCAGTATGCGACAACAAACTGAAGCTTGGCTATCAGAAATGCACTTGCAATCAACTGCTCAATGTCGAAAGGATAGAGAAAGACAGCATCCCAGTCTATCTTGTGACTCAAGAACAAGATGAGATTGCAGACTTAGCGCAGTCGATAGAACGAAGAAATGGACTGATCGATGTCCAAGACACTTTGGTCTGAACTGAAACGAACAATACGAAAGGCTATAGAAAACATGATCGACTACAAGAACATCATTTCAGAATCTGAACTTCTGCATCCTGGAGATGAGATTCCAGACAACAAGTTCATCTATCTCATCAACAACTCTAACAGCAACAAGAAGCTTGTCGTAAATGGCATCAAGACTGTTCTGACAGCTCCTGGTTCTGAAGGCTCTGTACAAGCTGTCAATATTGAAGTTTTGACAAATCCTATAGTAGTCGCCTTGTGGGCTAGAGACGAGATTCTTGTCACAGCCTCTCAAAAAGTTCAGCAGCAAGCAATCGCTAACATAACTGCTAAGCAGCAGAAAGAGCAAGCTAAGCTTGAAAGCTTGAAGTCTAAAGTCGTAGAAAAGAAAGCTGGCACAAATCTTGCAGAAGGCAAAGATGTCAGTTACAAAGCTAGAAGTTTGTCTAATGCAGACATGCGAACTGAAAAGCCTGCAATCTCTGTCACTTCTAATTCTGAGCTGGTCTGATGGCAGTATTCCCTAATCCATTTAGAAGAAGATCAGACAGAAACAACTTAAGTAAGTCATCTGTCTTGCAAGAATCTAAGAAGACTGCTTCTACCTCTGTCGACATTGCAATACGTCCAAAAGAAGAAGAGTTCACATATCTCAAAGAGTCTGGCAACTTCTATGACATAGACAATCCTCAAGACTTGTCTAATCTGAGAGAGAAGATTCGCAGATATTCGATCTACAATGACACTCTGTCTACAGTCATAACTCTTACATCTATGTTCGTGTCTATGGGACCGACTATAGTATGCGAAGATGAAGAGAATCAGACTAAGCTGCAGTCTCTGTTTGAATCTATGAACTTCGAGACATTCCTGCAAGACTTTGTCAAAGAGTATCTGATATCTGGAGAAGTGACGTCGTTCGCTACTTGGGATGACGATGCAAAACGATTCACTGAAGAGCAGATACTGAACCCAGACCAGATTGAGATTCAGCCGTCTGTCTTCAAAGATGATGACCATATCGTAATAGGTGTTCCTGAAGCGATTCAGAATGTCTTTGAAGACGAAGACAACCCTGAACATGCAGCTGCAATAGACAATCTTCGTGACATCTACAATGGCTACAAGTCTAGCAAGGGCTTCAGAGTTGATTCTGACAAGATCATCAGAGTCGTCAACAAAGCTAGACCATGGGACTTGTATGGCGTTCCGATCTTTGCTCCAGCTCTGTCTGCGCTTGTTCAAGAAGAAAGCCTTGATGCAGCTCTGTTTGAACAACTGACTACACTGATTACACCAACTATCATTGGAACTGTCGGCTTGAAAGCCGGCGAACTTGGACAGGGACAGCCTGCATGGATACCGAATCAGGGAGAGCTTGATTCGATCAAAGAATCGTACAGGCAGATGATGATGGCTAAATTCCGTCTTGGTCTGTTCAATATTGGCGTAGACTTCAAGAATGCTTTTGCTAGTGCTCAAGTACCGAATCTTGACAGAGACTACGCTAGATGCGAACAGAAGATACTGAGATGCGTCGCTGCTGGAAAGGGACTGCTCGATGGTTCTTCTGGTGGACCATTCGCCTCTAACGCTATCAACAGAGACGTCTATGGATCAGTCATTCAAGCTATTCGTCAGAAGATATCGAACCAGTATCAGAAACGAATAGACACTGCTATTCGAAAGATGAACATCTTCGCATATCGTTCTGACAAAGACGGCAAGCGAACGAAAGTCACAGTCAATGGTAAGCCAGTATACGAGACAGCTTTCCTTGACTTCGACCATGGCATCATGCGCAATGCCAATGATGCTCTGAAGATAGCTCTAGATCTTGCATCTGCTGAAGTCCCGATCTCTAAGCAGACTCTTGCTGACATATCTAAGTCTGGTCTGCAGGTGGCTGAAGAACTTAGAAAGATAAAAGACGAGAAAGACGTCGCTGATCAGATAGGTCTTGAACGAGTAGAGCCCCTTGACACCAAGCGTTCTGAACTAACAACAGATGATGAAGTCAAGTCTCCTCTTGATGGAAGGAACTTCGAATGAGTTTTGAATATTCTGACGAAAAACCGCCTTTCAGACAGAATCCAGAGGGCTCGTATCCTGAACCGAAACCATTGGGCAAGAAAGAAGACGAAGCTACTCGAACTCCAGTCATAGATCCAACTCAGACCAACAAGTTCGAAGACAAGTCTTTCAAGCATACTGCTTATGCTATTCAGATGAATCAAGTCAGTCTTGATCTAGACTTCTGGTCTGCTGTGTCTTTCAGAAGATACATGAAGCGAGAATCGGACTCATATGACGTGTTCGTCAATGCTTGGAAGACTTGGACTGATGAGCAGAATGTCAACAGAACAGAACAGATAGCTGACCATGACCAAGACATCGAATGGGGAGACGGCTCTAATGCTAGAGTCTTGGTGTCTGGCGAACTGCTAGACGAACCATGTACTGTGACTGTAGAATGGAACTGGAAGCAGAACCCTAATGCTAGACAGTACAGAAAAGTCCAGATGTCATACAGAGCTGAGACATTCATGCCAACATATGCAGATCTTGAAGATGATGAACGTCTTCTAGCAGATGCCATTCTTGGAAGATTCAGTCTATTAAGAGACAACCACTATGGTCAGGGAATGCCGAATCTTGCAGAAGATGCCCAGACATCTTACAGTCTAGAAGATGTCGCTAAAGCTATGCATATAGCGCTTGGACGAGTCAACATGAATCCGCAAGCTCTGTCTCAGTTCATCATCGGTCCAGGTACTGGTCAGCATTTCCCTAAGATGTTCTACAATCTGCTGATGACTAGGACTCTAATAGAGCTGATTCGTCAGATAGACTGGGGATATCTTGAGACTCCAGACATAGCTGGCTCTCCTGGTGTAGCGTATGCCGACAGAAAAGCATACTATGAGAAATGGAAAGCAGAACGAAAAGACCTTGAAGCAGATGCTAAAGTCTTGGAAGACAACTACACTGCTCTGATGATACGTTCTAGACTGACTAACTCTTCTGTGCTTGTCGGTGGTGGTCTGTATGGTTCTGGCTATGGCATGATGTCAAACAGAATGACAAATGCTATAGAACGTGGTTGGTTGCAGAACGCCTACATACCAATCAATGTCATAAATGGCAATGCCAACAGATAGTCAGAAGTTACGACGTTTATCTCTGTGAACCTAGAATTTTTAGTATTATAAATTATATTCATGGCATATGAAAGTATCACAGAGATAAACGTCGTAACTTCTAGAATATGTTGAGAACTATTCCATATAATAGAAAAGACAATATGAGCAAGAAGTCTATGCAAAGAGCTATCGCATACAGCAATCAGAAAGCTATTCTGCCTGAGGCAGTCACAGATGGGCAGAGAAAGCTTTCTGAAGCTATAGACCATAACAGAGTCATATTCGTGACAGGACCAGCTGGTTCAGGAAAGACATTCGTCTCTGTTGCTAGAGCTATAGCTATGCTGAGACAAGACAAAGTCAAGAAGATCGTCTTGACTAGACCAGTAGTAGAAGCTGGCGAACAGTTGGGCTTCTTACCTGGCGCATTGGAAGAGAAGATAGACCCATATCTGAAGCCATTGTATGACGCTATTCAAGACATGACTGACAAGTATCAGCTTCAGAACTGGCTTACAGAAGGAACAGTAGAGATAGCTCCTCTTGCATACATGCGAGGAAGGACTTTCAATGATGCTGTCATTTTGTTCGATGAGGCTCAAAATGCTACTAGAAGTCAGATAAAGATGGTCTTGACTCGAATAGGCCACAACACTAAAGTCATAGTCAATGGCGACATAAAGCAGATAGACGTAGATGAATCTAAGTCTGGTCTAGCTTGGACTGAACATCTGCTAGAAGATGTCAGAGACATAGCAGCTGTGCACCTGTCTGTGTCAGACATAGTAAGAGATGACATAGTAGCTGACATCATAAGCAAATACGAAGAAGAAGAACAGCAACGATGACTAGTCTCGTGACTACAGAACGCTCTTACAGCTATGCATTCTTCAAGAACTCTGATACTGGATGGTTTTACTGCATAAGTCTTGATGCTTTCAATAGATGGGTAATTGAAGCTATGAACAATGACATTACTGTATTACTTGGCAGATGCACTTCTTGGCTAGAAGCCAGACAGACTGTCATAGAACACGACTCTAAGCAATGTCAAAGAACACGACATTTATCTCTGTGAACCTAGAATTTTTAGTATATATAATTATATAGACTAATATTCTGAAGTCCACAGAGAACAACGTCGTAATTCTGAAGATATGCTGAGAACCATTCTAATACTGTAAAAAAAGACAAATAAGCCCATAGAATGCAAATCTATGGGCTTTTGCTTTGTTCAGTTTCAGTCTTCAGCTAAGACTTCGCAAATGTCTTCTGTTAAAGAGACAGCCATGTCTAGCATCTTCTCTTTGTCAAAGTGCTTCTTAGTCTGAATCGTCTTCTTCCATTCAGTGAAAGCAGGATCTGACAAGCTTACAGTAAGCCAGACAGAGTCTCTTACAGCAACTTTAGCACCATGCACTATATCTGTGACATCATCTAATGCCTGACCAAGACTAGCTAAGTTGCATGCACCAAGCCATACATGAAGCCTGACTGACTGTCCTGTGTCTGTCACAAACCATTCTATGCCAGAAGTAGTGCCAACGACTATCCGTTTCATTGTCTAGTTCCTTTCATATTATTTTTTTTTAGACAATAATATTATATACTATTTAGGTCAAAATGTAAAATCGTTAGACGAAGTCTATGCTAACTTCAATAAACTAGCGACTAATACTGCAGGCATTGCTCAATACGTTCTTATGCGATTGCAAGAAGCATATTGCACTGTCATGCACTTCTTAATGTCATAGAGCTTCTATATTGCAAAAAAGCAGTTGACAAAGAAGACTAGGACGACTATTAATGTCGCAATGTTTTTTTGACATACGACTTCGTTTTACATTTTATTTAGAATATGATATAATATTTATATGGATGTAGACCCAATAGAAGATCTCGATGACATGAAAGACTTCTATTGGGTATGTCAGTATTGTGGCAAGACAGTCATTTGCGAATATGAATGTGACTGTCAGTCACATGGAATTCTAGACATGGAGCTCTAAGACATTGCATACTAACAAGAACGCTATTGGACGCCTGTTCAAAGACGTATGGAACCCTAAGCGTCCGTATGCAGCTGATTCCTATACATGGGGCATCTTCAGAATGTCTAGAGAACAAGCTCTGACAAAGAAGCACATACAAGTCAATTCTGAACGAATCACGTCTATAATCTGCTTAGACATCGACAAGTCTAATACATTTGACATCATATCTAGTCTTCCAGAACAGATTCAGCCAAACATACTTGTAGAGAACCCAGACAATGGACATGGTCATGCAATGTGGCTGCTAGCTGTTCCAGTCACAGTATCTGCAAATGGCAGATTCAAGCCTGTAGAATATCTGAATGCTATTCGTTCAAGCCTTACAGACTTGTGTCAAGCTGACAGATGCTACAGAGGGCTCATTTGCAAGAACCCTATTGCACAGCACTGGAATTCGTACTGCTTCACCAATCACAGATATCTGCTCGATGAACTAAGAGACGGTCTCAAATCTGTCAATGCTATGCACAGTGACTACAAGCGAATACCGAATCTTGGTCTTGTAGCTTCTCTCAATGGCAGAAACGACACTCTGTTCGAATATGGTCGCAAATGGGCTTACAGAGCTGTAAGAGACTATCTTGACAGCAAAGATGCATTCATGGATGCTCTTGTACAGTATCTGAGAATGAGGAATCAAGAACTAAGACCCTATATCAAGCCTCTGTCAGACAGAGAAGTCTGTGGCATAGCTAAGAGTGTCTGCAAATGGACATGGAAGTCTGAACTCAGAACCAAGTCTCAAGAAGACTATGACAAGACATTCTCTAAGATTCAGAAAGCTCGTTCTGCTAAAGGACGTCAGAAAAGCATAGCGACAAGACAGAAACCATATCAGAACTTTGTCAGACAAGTCAATGAAGACAAGTCTCTGCTTGACAAGACTCTGTCTCAGCTAGCAGAACTATTCAGAAAGACAGAACGGACTATTCGTAGATGGCTTGAAAAAGCTGAACTGTCTCTCACTAACATCTCTAAGACACAATCTAAGCTAAGAAGACTCTCTGACAGACTGAATAGCTACTATAGCAAGCAATCTAGCAGCTATACAGACTCTTTGTCTGCTTCTAATACAGAATCTGACTCACAGACCCATCTCTCTATGGGTTCTATATCTGATTTGGACAAATGTCAAAACTATAATCTGTCAGAAGATGCAATAGTAGACAAGACTACTGGAGAGCTGATAGAAGACAGTCTAGAAGACGAAGAATACGATCTAGATGAAGACTTCCGTATATGCGAGTACTGTGGAGCTACAGTATATGGTCAAGACGATTGCGAATGCATGCAAAAAGCATATTGTAGAGATGAAGACGAATCTGCAGATTGGCTTGATTTCGTATGGCGTCAGTTTGGGTCTAGTAACAAGAATCTTGCAGCTTTGTGATTCCTTCTAGCATTATGTCTGTCTCTTATATGCTATTATTTTACATTCTTATTAGATTATGATATAATATACTTATGGATAAAGAAATTAAACAAAGAATAGAGAACGCTGTCAAAGCATACTATTCTGGAGATCAAGCTTCTGAATGGTGGCTTGATGACGAGTCATATGAAGAGTTGATAGCTGAATCTGGAATCTCAGATGAAGAGCTTGAACAGATCAAGCAGTCTGTGCAGATCACAGATAAGGTCAAGCACAACTGGCCTATGGGCACTCTACCCAAAGTCCACAGTCTAGATGAGATTCAGCATGATAAGACTAAGACTGCAATCTGGCAGTTGAAGTACGATGGTTGTTCTGTAGAGATTCATTATGACAGTAATGGCAGCATAGACAAAGCTTCTACACGTGGTGACTACACATATGGAGAGAATCGTCTTCAGCTAGTCAAGAAGCTAGTCGATCTTGGTGAGATTCTAGACGATCAGAAAGATCTAGCTAACTCTTCTGTACGAGGAGAACTGCTAGTATCTGATGAGAACTGGCTAACGATTCAAGACGAGTACAAGAATCAGAGGAACTCAGCTTCAGGCATTGCAAACAGAAAAGACTTGAAGCGTGCAGAATGCCTGACATTCGTACCGTATGATGTCGTCAACGATTCAGACGGTTCTAAGCGAGTATTAGTTGCAGAATATGCTGCACCGATGTTCGATACATACGATGAAGTTGTCAGAGAATCTGAAATGACAGACGTCCCTATTGACGGTCTTGTCTATAAAGAATATGAAGATGCAGATCTGGACAAACAGACATATGCTGTCGCATACAAGTTCTCAGACCAGACATTCAAGACTCATATCAGAGATGTCAGATGGCAGATGGGCAAGACTGGCAAGCTTACACCAGTCGCAGTATTCGATACTGTATTCATAGATGCTGATGTATCGAAAGCTTCTCTTGGTTCATATGACTTGTTCAAGAAGTTCGACTTCCATTACAATGACGAGATAGAAGTCAAGAAGGCGAACATGATAATCCCGCAAGTCACAGCTAATCTTGGAGGTGGTACTAAGCAGAAGATAGAGGCACCGCAATACTGGAATGGAAAGCTGACTCATGTAGAGGGTGCTCATCTGTTCGCTGAGAACGATCAACGATGGAAGAACATCTTATGGTCTCAGCTTTCTGTCTTGACAGGCAAAGGCATAGGTCCAAAAGTCATGGACAAGATCGTGACAGAATATGGTGCGACTACATTCTATGATTTTGTTCAAGTATCATTCCTAGATGACTTCTATGTCTATGGCATGCAGAAGAAGAGCATAGAGAACATCAGAAATGCAATCAGGCAAGCTTCAGATGCAGATCTAGTCAAGTTCTTGGCAGCTATGGGCCTAGATAGTCTTGGCTGGAAGACTTGTGAGAAGCTAGTAGACAAAGTCTTGAAAGATTGCGGTGAAGAAGATCCGACACTGTGGTTCATGCAGATTGCAGACCCGTACGGTTTTGCAGAATCTATCAAGGGAGCTGGTGCTAAAGCAGCTACATCTTTTGCTAGCAACTACGATCTGATCATAGAGAATCTGAATGATTGGGAGAAGCTGTTTCACAAGCTTCCACAAGCTGTACGACCTGTCAAGAAAGCTGGTCCAGAAGTCGTCATCACTGGTTCGTTCTTCCATGTCAAGAGGAATGAGCTTTCAGCTATGCTTGAGTCTGAAGGCTTTTCAATCGGTGGTGCAGTCACTAAGAAGACTAAGTACTTGTTTGCTGGCAACTATGGCGGTTCTAAGCGAAAGAAAGCTGAAGAGCTTGGGACTAGAATCATCGAGACTAAGGGCAATGTCAAGCATGGCCTAGAAGAACTGAAAGAGTTGTCTAGCAAGAAGAACTGACAAGTTACGACGTTTATTCAGAATGACTTAGAATAGTATAGATATATAATTATCTATATCTGATATGAAAAGTTCACAGAGATAAACCTCGTAACTCTGAGAATATACTGAGAACTATTCTTACACAATATTTTTTCAAAGAAAGGAATGCTAGCCTATGGAGATGACAGAAAGCGGTCTTCTGTTGCCAGACAAACAGAAAGACAAGAGCAAAGTAGAAGTCAAGAATGAAGAGCTGAATCTTCTGCCATCTGAAGAGAATGACATCTACAGATGCATAGTAGATGAGAAGAACAGTTTTGAATGCCATCAGTCATTCAAGTCAGTCGAGAATCTGAACGACTTCAAGAAAGCAGTCTTTGGCTTTTCAGACAGACTGACTAAGCGAATCGCTGAAAAGGGATTCGTAGCGATCATATCTGTAGACTATACAGATCCAGAGAATCTTGACATCTATGACGATGACTCTATCGAATGGCATCCCACTGTAGACATAGTCGATAGGACTGACAAGTCTAAGACTGGTGGTCACGACTTAGACAAGAAGATGTGGGAAGCGAGACATGGTCTTGCAGATGGCAAGCCAGGCAGATTCATTGGTGGAAACATCTGGACAGATGAGCCAGATGCTAAGAAGACTTTTGGTTTTGGAGGCTGATAGCATGCAGAAGGAAGTTCAGAAGCTAGGCTTCAACATTGAAGACGGTTTCAATCATGGAGTAGAGTTTGTCGGAGAGGCAGAATCTGACAAGCTAGACATCGTCATATATGATGGCGGTGTAGATGTCGATAAGATTTCATTGACAAAGATTCAAGTAGCAGAACTTAGAAAGTTCTTGTCTGACATTCATAACTGGAAATATTGCAATTTTACGATGAAACCTTCAAAAGATCAGGCGGCATCATGAGGCAAGACAAGATTCACATTCCAGCAGCAATACCGTTTTCATCAGAGCTACTTGCTCTTGAAAAAGTGCAGATGCTGAAGGTCTTGGAAGAAGCTGCTGAGACGACAGAGGCTTGGAAAGACTGGCAGAAAGGGAAAGCAGAAAAGAGGCAATTCGTAGATGAGACCGCAGATCTGATTCAAGCTCTTGTCAATCTTCTAGCGGTTTCAGATGTCTCAGATGAAGATCTCGTCAAGGCAATGCAAAGATGCTGTTCAAGAAATGGTGCTAAAGGCAGGCTAGCAAAAGAATGGAAAGACGAGAAAGAGCAGTTTGAGATGCTTGATAGTCATGACAAGAAGGTGAAGTGAATGCCATTCATAAAATATCCGCATGTGATTCGTCTTGGGCATCCTGACATAGAAGGATATCTTGAAGGAAGAGTCTATGTGACTCCAAAGCTAGACGGTACGAATTCATGCATCTGGTGGGAAGACGACAAGATTCATTGCGGTTCAAGAAATAGAGAGCTGTCTCTTGAACATGACAATGCAAACTTCATGCATTGGGTAATGTCTGATGATGCATATGCAGAACGCCTTAAGGCTTTTTGTGAGACGCAGAAGTCTGCTATAGTCTATGGAGAATGGCTTGGTCTACCAGGCAACAAGATGGTCGGTCATATCAAGACATATCTTGAATCTGGCTTCTATCCATTTGACGTAAAAGCATTGACAACAGAAGACGATCAAGACTTTCATAGTGGGTTTGCATCGCCAGATGCAGAACTGTATAGAGTTTTGCAAGAAATCTCTGGAGACCATTTTCTTGCTCCATATGCTGTATTTGACAATCCTACAAAAGAGCAGATCATAGCAGAAATAGACAAGAACCATTTCGATTTGCCAGACAATGCTATTGGAGAGGGCATTGTCATAAAGAACTATGATTTCAAGTCTAAGTACGGTCATCATGAGTTTGCTAAGATAGTCAGAGAAGAATATAAGCAAGACAAGGCGAAAAGAAAAAGTTCTGTTGCTAGCAGCGCAGACATAGAGAAGACTATTGTCGATATGTATGTGACTAATGCAGACATGGAGAAGTGCAGACAGAAGGTGCTTGTCTTGCTTGAAAGGGAAGAATGGGAAAACGAGTCTAAGGCTGTTGGCATGTTCATGACAATGCTGTTTAGAGACTTGGTAGAGGAGGAGATGCTTGACATCATCAAAAAATTGCATAGACCTACTGTCGACTTCAAAGTGCTTGAAGACAATGTAAAACGAAAAGCCAAAGACTTTCTAAGACTGTGATCTGAAAGCGCTTATGCTTATGCAGATCGATTTCGTGTCAGTGTGTGTGTATCATTGCTGATGTATGACATGAAAATGTCATAGAGATAGATTTTGCAACTTTTGGAATATGCTAAGAACTATCATGAAGTGTTCTTTCAAAATAGCTTTGCAGTTCTATTTTACTTTTGATAAGAAATGGTATATAATATAATAGGCAATATAAAAAATGAAAGGAATATGACATGGTCTCTAAGAACCCAGTCTATCTTGGCTATGATGATCCAGTCAATCTGAAGTTCGAGAATGCTATAGAAGCGCTTGACATAAAGTTGAGAAGCTGCACTCCAGAAGATGAGTTGCTTGATACTGTAGTTCGAGCGGTCTTGTCTACATGGGAAGAGGGGCCAGACACTGAGATTTCTGACATTCAGAAAGTCAGGACTCTTCGAAACGTGTTCAAGGGCAACACTATTCCTGCAGCCAAGCGATTCATCAACATGACATGGTCCTTCAACAACATTTCTATGCAAGAAGTCACTCACATTCTTCGATATCAGACTTGGGACTTCATTGCACAGTGCTCTGATACGATTTCGTGGAGAGACAAGACAGTCTTGGTTCCTGATGGCATCATGAATTCTCCAGAACTATACGAACGTTTCAAGAAGCTTGCAAACGAAGCTGTCGACCTGTATGCAGATGCTCTAGATACAAGAGAAGTCTCATTGCTCGATTCTCGTAGAGCATTGATTCGTGCCATGTCGACATTCTATTGGGTTCACAATGATTTCCAGTCTGCACAGAAGTTCATCTATGATCGTCTGTCTGAAGAGTTCCAGCCTCAGGAAGACAATGTCATTGCCATGCAGATGGCGCTTCAGATCGAAAAAGCGTATCCATTGGCAACTGGCATATTCGATCTAGATCGAGTAGATGCATTCTATCTTAGCATGATTACAGACCATGGTCGTACATTCCAGCCTCGTCCTCTTGCTAAGAAGAGAATTCCAGATGAGATGCTTGATGAACTTGATTTTGCTTATGACAAGCAGAGAAACGAATATCGTGGCACATCAAAGCCAGATCAGTCAGCTTTTGAGAAGTTCAAGAAGAATGCTATTGAAGAGCTGAAAGACATTGAGAACGACAATCGAAAGCTAGTCAAAGACAAGTATGGCATTGCATTAGATGAATTGGATGCTATGCCGTCTATCGTATGAGGTGTTAGTATGTCGGAACGCAAGTATGTAGAACGATCTTGGATAAAGAAAGCTTTCGCAGAGAAGTTCGATCCAGACATTCCAAGGTTGGAGGTCATAAGAGAGACAGAGAAAGCAGTGCTTCTGTCAGATGTTCGTCATGACGCTTGGGTTCCGAAGTCTTGCATTGACGATGGCAAGCTAGCTAAGCAGAGAAAAGAATTAGAGAATGGTATCTCTATGCCATTGAAGAAGGCGGGACCAGATGAGTACAAGAATGTGCTCAAGGTCCCGCTTTTTGACTATCAACGAGACATCATAAAGACTCTTGAAGGATGTTCAAGAGCATATCTCGGTCAAGCTATGGGTACTGGAAAGACACCAGTATCGATAGCAAGGACAATACTGTTTGATGACGATCTGCCAACATTGCTGATATGTGAGAAGTCATTGATGGATCAGTGGCGATCAGAGATAGACAAGTTTGCTCCATGGATGCAAGACAGATTCGAAATCATCAACTATGACAGAATCTTTAGAGACAGATACCAAGAATACATGGACTCATTTAAGAAAGACAAGTTCAATCTGATTCTTGAAGAAGTCGGATGTCTTGGCAATGAGAATGCCAAACGCACAGCTTATTGCATGAAGCTTGCAAAAAGAGCTAAGAATGTTCAGCTTCTTACTGGTTCTATGTTTGGCGGTCATTTTGAGAAACTGTATCCATGTACAGTCATGCAAGGTGCTACTTGGACTAGAGAGCAGTTTGACGAGCTTTTTACTGTACAGATTCATCAGGAGGTGACTGTCAATACTCGATGGGGAGCTCTGAAGAAAGACAACGTTCAGATTGTCGGGTACAAGAACATTGACAAACTGATAGACGCAATGTCTGCAAAAGGCGCAGTATTCGTCAGGTCTGAAGATGCTCTTGATCTGCCAGAAGAGAACGAGCAGATCATAAGATTCAAGCAGACTGCTGCTGCAAGCGCTACTGAGAATGCGCTGTACAACGCTGTATCTAGAGGCGAGGCTGTTGCAGTCAATTCTTGGACAAGGTTGAAGACACTTAATTCGCTTTCTGGCAACAAAGAAAAGCTTGAATGGGTCAAAGACACTCTTGAAGCTTCTGACGATAGATGGCTGATATTCTATCAGTTCAACGATGAGCGAAAATGGCTGCTTGAGATATGCAAGAAGCTTAATCGCTCAGTTTCTGAAATATCAGGACATGTTTTAGACAAAGACGCCTATGAGAACGAGTCGAATTCTGTGACGATACTTCAGATCAAGTCTGGAAAGAATGGTCACAATCTTCAGAAATGCAATCATGCTATCTTCACTTCACCATTTGATGCTGATTCTATGATTCAAGCAAAGAAGCGAATCAGAAGACCAGGTCAGACTAAGAAGTGCTTCTACTATGTTCTTGCTACTGATGGACGTTTTGACGAGTCTCAGTTGAATGAGAATGCAAAGAATGCTAAGAATGTCGAATCTATAAAGAGCGATATAGAAAGGTGACAATGGAAGACAAGTTTGCTCAGACCTTCATGCATGGCAAGAAGATTGGTGACTATGATGACGAACTAGAAGTAGAAGACTGGGCTGGAAAGAAGACATTCGTCACTAAGACAGTAGACAAGCTATTGCAAGACAAGAATGTCAAAGGTGTCATAAAAAGTCCTAAGTCAGCTTTGCTAGTAGATTTGTCTGGAATGCCAAGATTTTTCAGAGTCGTGTCAGCTGGTACATCTGATTTCTCAGTCTATGAACGTGACGATGTAGAGACAGCTAAAAGCTGGCTTGTCAAAGCTGGCATGTATTGTGATTTTCAGTACGGCGGTCATATCTTAGTCAAAGACAAAGACGTTTTGTCTAAAGACAAGCATTATAAGACGAAGACATTCTCTACTAAAAAAGTAGAGAAGGCTAACGCTATCGGCTTCAACTCTCGCAGATTGAACACATACTTGGATGAAGGCGATAAGAATCGCATAGATGTATGTCCTGTATGTCATATGGAAAAGATAAACGGCACTTGTGATTGCAATTGATTGTCTCAGAATGCTCTGATTTTACATTTGAACTTGAATAGTATATAATATACTTATAAATTCAAATAAATGAAAGGAGCATTATGACAAACAGTCTTGGTCTACCTCAAAGGAAAGTGGATGTACTAGACATATCGATGTTTGACCACAAGGGGTTTTCAGACATTTGTCTAGATGTTGTTTTAGACATGACTGACAATAAGACAGTCTCTTCTATTGTTGAAGATCAGATTCTTCCAATGATGAAGCGAAGAATTAAAGATGCGTCTATGGAAGATGTAGTCAAGACGGTCTCATCACTGCAGCAAGCTCTTCATCAGAAGTATGACAGTCAGTTACAGACTAGTTCGAAGGTAATCTTTGATTCTGTTGTAGACGAAGAAATGTCTATCGAGTCTATGCGAGAGTACTCTAAGAAGCAATTAGCTTATGAAGCTGAAGACTATTGGCTTTTTGATGAGTTCTTGCAAGAGCATAGATATGAAGTAGATAAGCCTGTGACAATAGAGCAGAGGTTCAGGAATCGCTATAATGCGCTTTCGGAGTTCATGTTCGAATGGGATATGCGACTATTTAAGTACAGTAAAGCTGAGTCTGTAGAAGAATCTATAGCTTATGCATATAACAAAGTCTTTTGGAAGTACATGGAAGACAAAGACTTTCAGAAGATCGCAGGTCTTGGAGATGCAGAATGGTTCATAACTAAGAACGTTGGTAAGCGCCATATCTCTAAGACGACAGCTAAGATGATGGAATGCTTGCAGGCATTCAATAGGCATAAGTACACTGAGTATACTGTTCAAGAAGTTTTGAGGTAGTGATATGATAGATTTTCTGTTTTGCTTCAATGACAAGTATTGCAATCATTTTATGGGGCAAGTCTTGCAGATCGTATCTAAGACGAAGTCTAGATGCAAGTTCTGGATATTGACAAAAGAACGCGATTTTGTGAATGACAAGCTCACTTCTCTTCAGAAAATGACTGGATTGAAGTTCGATTTTGAAGTGTTCGACTTCAATACGTACGATGGAGAACATTTCGACCATACTGTCAAGTCGCACAATTTCATTTCAGAAGAAGCATTCTTCAGGCTATACGCAATCAACATTCTTCCACGATCTTTGAGAAAAGTCATCTATCTAGATGTAGACGTGCTTGTTAAGTGCGACATGCAAGAGCTTTGGGATATCGATATTGACGATGTAGAGATTGCTTCTGTAGAAGACTATTGGTCAGTTATTGGAGCGTATAAGAAGAAGATGTTTACTTCTGGGTTCATGTTCATGAATCTAGACAAGCTTAGAGAAGACAAGTTTTTCGATAGAGCAATCGAATATGCTAAGAACAATGACATTGAACAAGAAGACTTCACTATCTGCAATGCAGTCATAGACAATGTCAAATTGCTTCCAATGGAATGGCAGTTCTGTCAGTATAAGAGCTGGATGCGAGGAGAGAAGCCATTAGTAGAGAGCCCAAAGATGGTACACTTCGTGACAGCTAAGAAGCCATGGAAAGTGCATTCAGCTTTTGACATGCGATATTTTGACGAATACAATGCATTTGAAAGTCTTGCAAAAAGTCTAGTCAATGTAGAACAGTATCTGGAGCAATGATATGACGCCAAGAGAACATTTCAAAGACTTAGATGCGGTGTACATCAATCTTGAAAAAGATGTCGACAGAAAAAGGCAAGTGCTTGAAAATTGTGGAAGCCTGTTCAAGACTTTTGTAAGAGTAGAGCCTGTCAAGTACGACAATGTGCGACAAAAAGGGCTTGAAGTCAAGAAGAATCTTGAAAAGACTGCAAAGCTATTCGATCCAAAAGACTATCTTAAGACTTGCTACATGTACAAAGAAGTGTCTGAAAAGGCATTCATGAACAGGAAGTCGAGAAAAGACAAGCTTGAGATGACGTGGCTTCCAGAACAGTATGCTGCTCATAATAGTCTTACAGATACTGTGCTTAACATTTTAGATGATTTTCTTGGTTCAGACAAGCAAAAGCTAGTAGTCGTAGAAGACGATGCTTATCCAAGAGATTTTCTAGATATAGACCTTGACATTCCAGATGCAGACATAATCGTATGGGGTGGAGCCTCAAGAGGCGTCGTATCTGATGCAGTAGCAGTAAGAGATGGCAAGCCATTTGAATTCAGGAAGAAGACTGGCAAAGGTACTGCAAACTACACTACATGCTGGGAAGTTACTAGAAGAGGAGCTGTTGCTTTAGTACGAGCATATGACAGGCCTGCTGTGACAATTGACACAGCTTGGAGATATGCATTCGATGTGGTTGATTCTTATGCTCTGTTTCCGATGGGGTTCATACAAAGATTTGGATCGTCTTCTACAGATGGAGCTTTTGAAATGCCATTGACAGTAGAAGAAGCAAGAATCTTTGTAGAGAAGAACAGAAGGAAGAAAGGAGAGACTGACAATGACTGACGTTCTTATGTGTTTTGACAAGAACTATATGTGGCATGCAATGTCAGTAGTTTGTCAGATTCAAGACGAAGTTAGTTCTTTCAATTTCATTACAGACCATGATAGCTACAGGCAGGTCTATGACACCGTCAAGAAGATAGAAAGTCGACTAAGAATAGAGACGAATGTCTATGATGTGTCTTCTATTCTAGACAGTAATCTGAAGGTCAAAGACGGTGTTAGCAAATGGAAAGCGAAACTTACAGCTAGCACATACTATCGTCTGTATGCGCCAGCATTCATAAACAAAGACAGGGTTCTGTATTTAGACAGTGATGTCAATGTATACAAGTCATTGAAGCCATTGTTTGACATGACTATGACACAAGAGCTTGCTGCTGTGCAAGATTCATCGTCTATGTGGCATAGTGAAGATGGCGAAGACAAGAGGCAGAAGTCTTTCAACAATGGCGTATTGCTGATGAATCTAGACAGTATGCGAAAGACAGATTTCTTAGGCAAGATTCTAGAACTTGCAAAATCAGTAGACTGGAATCTTGAATGGGAAGATCAGACTCTGCTGAACATGTATTATGGTGACGATATAGACTGGCTTCCATTGAAGTGGAACTGGCAAAGAATGAATTGCTATCTTAAGGGTGAGAAGATGCCAGAAGATACAGTCATTCAGCATTTCGTATCTAAGCCAAAGCCATGGGACAATGTTGAAGTAGAAGACAATCGATACTTTGACAGGTTCAACCTAAAAGAACAAGTTGCACGAGAAGTCTTGTCCTGATTCTATTTTACTTTTGATTCAAAATGGTATATAATATTATTTATGGATAAATTGATTATAGAACTTACAGGATGTGATCGTTCTGGCAAAAGCACTCTTAATTCTGCAATAGGAGAGCATTACAATCGAGAATATGGCATTGGAAAGCAATTTGCACATATCTGTGTGATAGACAGATGGCTATATGATTCGATTGCATTAGACAGGTACTTTGACAGAGTCATTCCAGAAGTAGAAGTTGCAAGAAAGCAGTTTTTGCTTGACAATAAAGATCGAATGACAATCATATGGACATATGCAAGTGTTCCAGTACTTGAAGCTCGTCAAAAAGAACAGAAAGGTCTTGACGGTTCTGGCTACAACAAGATTGTCATAGACATGCAAAAGATGTCTGACATCTACAAAGAGCTTTTCGATGAGCTTGGCAAAGATTTAGATTTGCAGATCTTTGATACTAATGCATGCAGTCCAGAAGAGATCGTCGAATCTTTGATAGAGCAAGGAGTATTAGATTGACAGAAAAATGGTCTTTTCAAAGATACGTGCCTTTGCATGCTCATACAGATTCGAGCATTCTAGATGGATATCAGAAGCCATACGAGTATGCAGATCTTTGTGAGAAGCTTCATGTAAAAGCAGCAGCTGTAGCAGATCATGGAACATGTTCTGGACAAGAACCATTCGATAGAAGAATAATCGAAAAAGGCTATCATTTCAAACCAATCTTTGGTGAAGAGGCTTATCTTGTAGACGATGTTGACAATGTCATGTCTGATCGTCCAGCTAGAGATCGAAAAGGCAACATCAAGATCAATAAAGAGACTGGTGAGCCAGAGATGGCTAAGCAAAGGCCATCTGATTTCAATCATGGTTGCATATGGGCCAAGACTAACGAAGGCTTAGCTAATCTTTGGACTTTGTCTACTTTGTCTTATACTAAAGGCATGTATTACAAGCCTCGCATTGACATGAAGATGCTGAAACAATATGGCAAAGGTCTGTTCGTGTCAGATGGTTGCATGCTTTCAGCTGTGTCTAGAGGTATTGTAGCAGATGACTTTTCAAAAGCAGAAGCTTGGCTGAACAAACTGATAGAAGCTGTTGGCAAAGACAATGTCTTGATGGAACTTCATACATGGCAGTTCACCGATGAGAAGTACAGCAAAGACTGGAAGACTTTTGAACACGATGAACTGAAAGACTTGATTAGAAGACTGAGGGCTTGTGACATCGTCTTGAAGTCGATGGAAGACTTAGACAATGCTAGAAAAGAAGTTGAGTCTTTTGGAAGGTCTTTGACAGATGAACAGAAGAAGCAGAAAGCTGCTTTTGCACAGTATGACGCAGAAATCAACAACTGGAATCTAAATCAGAACATGTACAAGACCAATAAGGGCAAGGTTGAAATTGCTAGGAAGCTTGGTCTTAGACTGATAGCAGTCAATGATGCTCACTATGGTCCAAGAGAAGACTACATCTGGCACGAACTTGAATGGGCTACTACTACAGGCAAAGGGGCCGAATACGATGATGACAAGACTGGTGGTCGTGGTGAGACTGCAGCTTGGGTCATGAATGATGAAGAAGTCAAATACTGGCTGATGAAAAGTGGTCTTTCAGAAGAGATCGCAGATGAAGCTATAGACAATACTGGTTGGGTAGCAGATCATTGCAATGCAGTGATGGAACGAGGAATGCATCCGCCACGTTTCGAATCTACTAGAGAGAAAGATGAAGAGCTATTTGATAAGACTGTAGTCGAAGGCATAAAAGAGCTTGTACCGAAAGACAGAAACACATTTAAGCAATACATGAATCGAGTCAATCTTGAATCAGAGCTGATCAAGAAATGCGATCTATGTGGATACTTCAATACAGTCGCAGATTATGCTAATTTTGTACGAGCAGAAGATCCAGATGGTGAAAAGTATGGCATAGTTGGCAAGCATGCCTCTCTTCTTGGTCCAGGTCGTGGCTCAGCAGGTTCTTCAATCGTATGCTATCTTATGCATATCACAAATCTTGATCCAATAAAGTTCAATCTGTTCTTCGAACGTTTTCTTACAGCTGGACGTGTCATTAGCAAAGTTCATCTGACTTTTGACAGTGGAGAAGAAAAGACTTTTGAGCCATCAGACGTTGTCAAGACAGAACATGGAGACAAGGCTTCTTGGCAATGCCTTACTGAGAATTGGAAGACTGAATTCGGCAAGATAGTCAGTACAAGATTTGATTTCAAAGACTGCCCTGATATCGATCTAGATTTTGAAGCTAGAGTGATACCTCAGCTCAATGCTTATTTGAAGAAACGATATGGCAAATACAATTTCTGTCAGATTGGCACATTCCAGACTCTGAAGATGCCAATGGCAGTCAAAGACCTTGGAAAAGTCAAGGGGATGACCCCTCAAGAGACACAAGACATAGTCAATCGTATGGAGAGTGCAGGATGGCCTAAAGGTGCATACATGCGTGACTATACATTCGAAGACATGATGAATTGTGTCAACAAAGACGAAGAACTGAAGAAGATTCAAGAAGAGACTGGTCTTTTCGATGAAGTCTGGCATTGGGGAGAGAGATATCGTGGAGAAGGAATTCATGCTTCAGGATATGTCATTTCTAAAGAGTCTATGCTTGGCAAGCTTCCATTGAGGATGAAAGATGGCAAGCTGATAACTCAGTTCGAACATGATGGCATTGCAAGTCTTGGCTTCATCAAGTACGACATTCTTAAGCTTGCAGGTCTTGGAACTATACGAGAGGTCTATGAACGAGTCAATCATAAGATGGATGTTAAAGACATCTATCGAATTATGAGAGACGAAAAGCTATTAGCAAATGCCGATATGTGGAAGTCAACATGGGCAGGCGATACTCTTGGCATCTTTCAGATGGATACACCTCTTGGAATGAAGACGGCAATCAATTCTAAGATGGCATCTTTGAGAGATGCTGGAATGCTTTCAGCTGTTGATAGACCAGGCATGGTTCGTTCTGGACTTATTAACGAGTTCTATAAGGTAAGGCAAGGCATTGATCCGGTCAATCATTATCATCCATTGATCGATTCAATTCTAGATGAGACTTCTGGTTTTTGCGTATATCAAGAGCAGATTATGAAGATATACGCTACTTTGTGCGATATGAAGATTGAAGAGACAGACAATGTCAGGAAAGTCTTCACAAAGAAGCAAACGTGGAATGTAGAGAAGATGAAGACACTTCTTCATGATTGTTGCATGTCAAGAAAAGATTTCATTGACAATGTTCCAAGCAAATACGATTCTCCAGAGGCTTGTTTTGATGATATTTGGGTTGGTCTTTCAAGAACAGCTGAATATTGTTTCAATGCCTCACATGCAAATGCATATGGGATGATAACATCTATAGAACAGTATTTCAAATGGAAGTATCCTTCTGAGTTCATTACAGCTTCATTGAATACAGATCCAGGTGCAGTAGAGTTCTTAACGTATGCAAAAGTGCATGGACTTAAGATTGCTCCACCGAATGTCAACAAGTCAAAACAGAATTATGAATTGCAGGATGGTGTCATTTATATGCCTTTGAGCACAGTCAAAGGTGTAGGTCCTGCAGCAGTAGATGAGATAATCGCAAATGGTCCATATGATTCTTTTGACGATTATGTGCAAAAGACTTCAGGTAGAGGCGGTCGCAAGAAGAATGTAATGGAAAGCCTTATTTCTGTAGGTGCCTTTGATGGTGTAGATGAAAGAGACAGATTCCAGTTGATGGTTGACTGGAAGAAGTCTAGGAATGAAGACTATCCAACTAGAAATACGTGGAAGAGTCCAAGAATCAGAGGCAAGATAGAACAGAACTTGTTGGGAATCTCTCTGTCATACGATCCATTGTTTGACAATAAAGAATGGATCGAAAAGCATGGAGTTGCTTCTCTTGGCGAACTGCAGAAGACAGATGTAGGCGACTTCGTATGCATTCCAGGACAGGTGACAAGCATAAGGAAGCATCAAGCTAAAAACGGCGAGATGGCTTGGCTTACAGTCAAGCTGCTTTCTCATGACGAAGTGACTCTGACGATGTTTGCTACGGCTTGGAGCAAATACAAAGACTTGATAAGCACCAATGTCATAGCTGCATTCAATTGTAAACGAACAGACGATTGGAATGGAAAGCAAAGCTACGTAGCTTTTTCTGCTAAAGCGAACCTAGAAGGAGAAGAATAGAATTACGACGTTTATCTCTGTGAACCTAGAAATATGATTATATATAATTATCCATACTAATATTTAGAAGTTCACAGAGAACAATCTGAGAACTCTCAATATACTTCATGATTATATGTTAGAAAGGAAAACGACAATGAACAAAGAAATGTCTCTATTCGATTTCAAGAACGCGCGGATTAGAATTCTAAAAGATGAAAATGGCGATCCATGGTTTGTAGCTAAAGATGTTTGCGATGCTCTAAAGATTGCGAACAGTCGCCAGGTCGTACAGTCTCTAGATGACGATGAGAAAGATATGTACAATGTATACACCCCTGGAGGAAGGCAAGATATGCATATCATTTCTGAATCTGGTCTGTATTCTGTGATTCTTCGTTCTAGAAAGCCAGAAGCAAAAGCATTCAAACAATGGATTATGCATGAAGTTCTACCGTCTATTCGAAAGACTGGCAAGTATAGTCTGAATCGGAAGTTCGATAGCAACGATGCTAAGACTGTGGCAATGATTCAAGCTTTCAAGGGCATCATTCAAGACGACTATCTTGAAAGCAAAGCTAGAATTGTCTTGGCAAGGCAGATGGGTGAACTTCCAGAACTTGAATCTGGTTCTAGACCACTGTATGTTCAAGATTATCTGAAGTCAAAGGGGCTGAAAAGCAAAGAGATAAAGTCTAAGTCTAGCAGTTTTGGTAAACGACTAAAAGCTCTGTACATTGCAGAACATGGTGAAAGTCCAAAGACTGCACCTCAAGAAATTCATGGTAGAATCATGGATGTGAATGCATATACAGAGAAAGACAGGAATCTCATGGACAAGATCTTTAATCTGATGTTTGGAGATGAGAAGTGACTAGGAAAGCTAAGCCGCGTCTTCTAGCCTTTGATGGCAACTATGTCATCATGCGTTCTAACTATGCTTTCAGAGACTTGTCAGTAGGCGATCAACCATCTGGAGCGGTGTATGGATATGTCAAGACATTTCAAGATCTACTTCAGTCATATCAGCCAGAAGTGCTATTGCCATTGTTTGACAATGGTCGATCTAGCTACAGGCTTGCAATAAGCGAGCATTACAAAGAGAATCGTGGCAAGAAAGACGACAAGCTGGTAAATCAGATCAGAGCTTGTCATGAGTTTGTAGAACTGACAGGCTTGAAACCATATGTAGAGAAGAACACAGAAGCAGATGATCTTGCTGCAAAGACAGCTAAAGACTGTCATGAAGACTACTTTGTCATGCTGTATTCTAAAGACCACGACTGGCAGCAACTTACTGGTGAAGATGTAGTGTTTATGCGTCCAAAGGGGCGTGGTGATGGCATAGACATCGTATCTTATGACAAAGCTAAAGAAGACATCGACTTTCCACCAGAACGCTGGCCTGAGATAGCTGCTATTATGGGCGATCCAGGTGACAGTGTCTATGGTCTTAAAGGATGGGGATGGCAGAGGTCTAAGAAAGCTATCAACAAGTACGGAGACTTGTGGAATGCAGTCGCTAAAGACCCTGTACTTTCTCAGCATTCTTTGCAGATACTGAACAACTACAAGATGACCGTTCTTGACGGTTCAGTTCCAAAGACAGACGTTCCAGTAGAAGCAGACCATGTCAACAATCTAAGACTGAACAAAGACAATGACAAGCTGATGGAGTTTCTTGACAAATGGCAGATGAAGTCGTTCATAAGGCAGATTGAAGATGGAAGTTTCTGGCAAAGACCCATCTGAGCAGCTTACACTTCTTACATACAAGAACTGGAAGGCTTCTCAGTGGTACGACTGGCATGGCAATGAGATATGGTGTGACATTTGTGGCAAGATATTTGAGTCGCAAGGTGCACTGAACTTTCATAAGTCTTCTGTACATTTCAACAATCGTGCAATGGCAAACAGCAAAAGCCAGTGGGATTATGGACAGTTAGACTTGCAGAATGGAGTCAATGCACTATGGAATGACTTCATGCATGAACATGACTTGCCAAAGATGTGCTTTCTGTATGGTGATCAGCATATAGGCTATAGCAAGTATCACGACAAGTCTAAATGGTTCATGCCATTCTACTATGAGCACAAGCTGAAAGATACTGTGACAGGTCAGGTGTTAGATGCAATCTGCTTCAATGACAATTGGCTAAGACTAGATCCAGATGCAAAACTAGCAACTCTTGCACATACTGCAGCACATATCGAGAATTGGCGTGCTGGTGTATGGGATGTGACATTCAACAAGAAGAAGCATCATACTAAGATGTTTCGCAATACAGCTATCACTTATGACTTGAGAGTCTTCAATGTTCCTGAGAAGGGCTTTGCAATGACAGTGTTGACAGACAAGTTCAAGAAGAAGCACAGATATGCTGTCAAGATGGTGAATCGATATCATCGTATGGAAGAGATGCATGGCAACAGGTATATGAAATGCAATGTAGAAGACATCAAGTAGACTTCTATTTTACATTTGAACAGGAATAGTATATAATATACTTATGGTTAAAGATAATGGACTTGAATCTACAGAAGGCTATACGATAAACAAAAATACTGGTCTTCTTGTATTTGATGCATTTAAGTGGGTTCAGAAATTTTACGAGACTGAGAACGTGTCTTGTTTGAGCACATTGCTGACTACAGCATTCAATAACAGGCTTCTAATTCAAGTTGCAGATTATGGCATGCCGAAAGGATATAGAGATGTCAGCAACTTTTTGACATTCATGAAGAATATGGGGTTTACAGCTAAGCCAATCTATCCATTCTCTAAGGCATTCTCTCCGTGGCAGAATTCGATAGTTTTGAGTCTTGTAAGTTGGGAGCCTGGAGTCAATGTAGACCCATTTGGAAACTGGTGTGACTGGGCTAAGAACTCTAAGGGCAAAGACAGGCCTGAAAGAGTAGACAGAGAGTATTGGGCCGCATATAAGTATGATTGCGATGATTGGATAGACGAACATCCTGAATGGGATGGCTGGTCGACAGATGGACTTCCAGAAGGAAAGAAGTGGCGAGAAGTAAGAGACACTAAAGGACTGTACCAGTTCGAAGAAGGGCGAAAGCTAGAATATCAAGAACTGTCAGGCTTTTGGTATGGAGATAAGCTTGTAGATCAGAATGTGACATTCATAACTGAAGCTCCAGAAACTATGCTAAGCTCTGTTGAGAAGAAGGTGACTAGAAGACGTGGCAAGAAGAGGAAAAGAGAGAACTAAAGTGACTGAAGCTATTGACTGGCAAAGCATGGATCCGAATGATTTGGTCGGTCATAGATTCATAGCTAGGACTGACGACGACGAAGTTCTTGACGGCTGGCTTAGAAAAGCTAAGATATATGAAGGCAGGCCATTGCAAGAAGGCGATTTTCTGTACAGTCTCAGGACTAACGTCAGAGTTTTGAAAATCTGTTTCGATACAATAGAAGGCACATTGCAAGATTCTATGCCAACAGTAAAATATAGAGCAGAACTGAAAGCTCCGTTCACATCGATAATAGTTCTTAAGGAGACAAGATGCGGTTTTTAGTCATAGACACAGAGACTACAGGTCTCGATGTAGATAATGATGATATCATAGAGTTCTATGGACTTGCAATAGGCGAAGACAAAGCAGATTCTTTGCATCTGTACATCAAGTCAAATAGAGACAGTACAGAACAAGCTCTTGGAAAGCACGGTCTTACTAAAGAGAAGCTGAATGAACTTTCTACTGAAAGCCAGAAAGACAGTCTAATAAGAATTGCAAACTTTATGACTGCTCACAATGACAGTCTTCTTGTCGGACAGAATCTAGCTTTTGATCTGTCAATGATCAAGAGCAATTTCTGCAGACATCAAGCTACTTATGATGATGCGAAGTTAGTAGAAGTCTTTGACTGCTTTGATACGATGTATGCAGACAAGATGCTCAAGCCAAACAAACGAGGCAAGCATGACTTGCATACACTTGCAGATGAATATGATACTAAGATAAAGCCAGACCATTCTGCAAAGAACGATGTCTTTGCAACATGGCAGATAGCTATGATTCAGATCGCTAAAATGAATCAGAATGCTGGAAGAGCCCTGACTATGAAAGAGCTGAATGATAATGTCAAGAAGTTTGCATTGGAAGACCAAGAAAGTCTTAATAGATGGCTTGCATCTACAGATCAGCAGACAAGACCTGTAGGCTGGCCATACTATGGTAGCTGTAATTTTACAAACTAGAAAAAGTGTTATATAATATATATCAGGAATTATAAATGATTCTTATGAATGAAGCTCATCTCATTCATTGACAGTATCAGTTAGGCAATTCACTGGTGCTGTTCATGGGGCGTTAGCTTATGTGGTAGAAGCACCATTCTTATAAAATGGAGATACTTGGTTCAAATCCAAGACGCCCTACTAGAAAGCTTGATTGCTGCTCTTTGTTTGTTGGTTCCTTTCAGCTCCAGCAGTCAAGCTTTCGAATGCCTCTATAGCTCATTGGTTAGAGCAATGCTCTTGTAAAGCATAGAGATCAGTTCGATTCTGATTAGAGGCTCGAAGAAGACAAGCTTTAGTACAAAGTTTTGCTAACTTTGACTTTGTACTGAATTATTTCCTTCCTTGTTGCATAATAGTTGCTTGTCTTCTTCTTCATTTGCCTCTGTAGTTCAGTAGATAGAACACGGGCCTTCTAATCCCGGTGTCGCAGGTGCAATTCCTGTCAGGGGCACTACAAACTAAGACTAGCAATTTGTTAGAGAAGATGGTGTTCTCTTTCAGTCCTGCATTGTCTTGAAAGTTTGCATAAGAGCTTTATCGATTGCAGGAAAGTTCTTAATGGCAAGGTTTGCTAGTCAGTCTTGTCCTATCTAAAATGTCTTTGAGTATGCGTATTAGACATATATTGCAATCATATTTGCCCCGGTAGCTCAGAGGAAGAGCAGGTGCCTTTTAAGCACTGGGTCCGGATATCGTAATTCCGTCGGGGCACTAGCAACGGCATATCTTGTCTGCAGTATTCAGATGCAGCTGGCTGCAGTATGGCTAGACTCCATGCCGTTGCTCCTTCATTCTTTGTGTCTGAAGGGAATTCAGATGAATGCATTTTACATTTGATTCTGAATAGTATATAATAATATATAGGCCATAGATAAGCACAGATACAGAAAGGCACAGTAATGGCTGGAAAATATGACAACTACTTCAAAGACTATGAGAATCAAGTAAAGAGCTCTGTCTTTACTGGATATGCAGACAAGCAGATGAATTGGATTTCGGTGTCGAAAAACTCGCCGATGGCGTATGTGCAGCTTCTTCAAGATGAACTGCTTCCAGTTCCATTCCATTCTTATGTAGAGCTTTCAAATGGCAAGCATGCAAGTTTTGCTTGTCGTAAATTTGTTCATGAAGAATGCAAGATTTGCGACAATCTTGATCATCTGAACAAAGAAGCTGGAGCACGAACTTCATACATTGCAAATGCAATCGAATTTCAGACAGTCGGTCCACGACAGTTTGTGCCAGTCATGATTGACTACAAGGTATCGAAAGATACTGGTGAAGAAGTCTTGAAAGAGTTCCCAAATCTAAATGTCATCAAAGACAATGATGCATATACTTTCCAGAAATTGCCAAAGATTGGTGTTCTGACTGGTAAGCGAGCTATCAATGATGCCTTGCCGCTTATCATGACTCAGTTTGGTCAAATTCAGGGAGAGATTATTTGCATTTCTCGTTCTGGTCAAGGGCTTGAGACTAAGTATACAGCAATGCGTATTGACGATTCGAATCTGAATCTTGATTCTGAGCCAGTCAAAGCTGCTATCAAGCTGTCTAAGAACATTGAAGACTACATTGATGACTACATCTCAGAAGACAAAGTCAAGTCTGCATTCCCAAGCTTCTTTAACGATGCTAAGACTTCTGAACAGTCTAGCAATGATAGCGAAGCTAAGAATGACAGTGCTGCATCTGAAAATGCTAATACTTCAACAGACACGGATAGTATGTCTGACAAGGAAATGGAGGACTTGATTGCTAAGATGTACAATGGTTCTAGCAACTGAATAGAATCATGGTCTAAGTTTCAGATGAATTAGATAGGGAAGAGGGTGTCATATTGAATATGGCACCCTTTACTTTTTGGAGAACAAGATGGCGACAGCATTAGACAAGTTCATAGCAGGAATGCAGACTAAGTATGGTTCAAATTCGGCAATGAAGCCGACAGAGATGCCAGACAAGGGCATAGTATCTACAGGCTCTCTAGCGATAGATTACATGGTGTCATCAGAACGAGGCTTTGGAGTTCCACGAGACATAGTATGGGAGATCGGTGGAGCTCCTGGCTGTGGTAAGTCTACATTGTCAATGAATGTAGTCAACAATATCTTGAATTACGAGTTTGAACGAGCAAAGAAGAAAGTCAGGCTTGAAAAAGCTGTCAGAAATGGTGATGCTCAGAAAGAAAGTCTAGACTGGTTCAGCAAGTTCTTTGACAATCAGTCGTATGACTTGCATGTATTTGCAGAACCAGAACTGAACAAGCTGATAGATGAGTACGATCTTGATGACAAAGATATCGATCATGCTATCAAAGATGTGATGCGAAATGCATTGTACTGCGACATTGAAGGACGATTCGATCAGCATTGGGCAGCGAACTTCATAGATGACAGATGGCTTGAAAACAAGTTTGCTATCATGAGGCCAAATACTATCGAAAATGCTACTACTATGTATGTAGAAGCACTTCGGACTGGAATGTTTGGTGTAGCAGTGATCGATTCTATTGGTGGAGCACCAACAGAACGAACATTCTGGAAAGATGCAGAATCTGGAAATGTTGGTGGCAATGCTCTTGGCGTTACTAGATTTGCAGGCTTTGCTCAGAACATGTCTTCAAAATTCACATGTTTGACAATAGGAATACAGCAAGTCAGAGAAGATCTTTCTGGCTATCATCAATATCTTGTGCCTGGTGGCGTTGCATGGAAGCATGCTTGTTCTCTACGTATGGAACTGAAGCGAAAGAACAAAGAAGTCGTATATGATCTTGAGCCTGGGACAGTCGATCAGTACATTCAAGTAGGATATGGTCTTACTGCTAGACTTCATAAGAACAGTGTAGGCTTGTCAGGACGAGAGGCTCATACATGGTTCTATACGTTCCCGTCAAAGTATGGCGAACCGGGGTTTGACAAGATTCAAGACGTCATAAGGCTCGCTACACTTTCTGGTGTCATCATAAAAGGCGCTTCTGGCGTATATCAGTCAGATCTGTTTCCGAATGGCCGAATTCGTGGTTATGACAAAATGGCTGGCTATATCAAAGACAATGAAGACGTCTACAAGAAAGTCGAAGCAGATATGAAGACTAAGCTTATGCATGGTGACATCAAAGACTTTGTTTCGAATTTTGAAGATGAAGGGAATATTGACCCTGAGACGGGAGAACTGAAAGCTTGAAGGCTGACTGGCAGAAGCATGAGCGACAGGTCAACAAAGAGCTGTCAGTAGACTCTACTCTTGCATCTGGAAGATTCTGGGGTGACAAAGGAGATGGCGCTACTTATGAGCATCCAGATGATGACAGTCGCTTTCAGCTTCAAGTAGATGAGAAGTGCACTACTCATAAGACGTATACTGTAGATGTGCAATACATGAATGATTGCGTCAGAAGAGCTGCATTGGAGGGTAAGACATTCTTGCTTCCAATCAGATATCAGCTTGGAGAAGACGATTCAGACGTCTTTGACTATGTAGTCTTAAGGCTTGCAGATTTCAAGTTCATGTTGGGATTCGATCAGTTGAAGACTGCTAAAGAAAAAGTCGCAGATGCTAGCAAAAAGTTGTCAGACATGAAAATGACTATGTCACCATTGTTTGACAAGCTTGATGCTATGACCGAATCGGACAATCTTACGACTAAGCAGAAAATGCTCATTTGGACTGCTGTAGACGCATTCAATGAACTAATGAGAACGAAGTAGACAATGGCTAGCAATGCTCTTTCTCTTGTTTCTGGACTAGCTCAGAGCAAGAGTCTTTCAGACAACAGTGTCTGCCCAATATGCGACTTGCCAGCACTGACTAGACGAGATATAGAAGAAGCTATGGCTTGTGGTGTTTCAGACAGGGTTCTGAAGCACATGCTAAGAGAGAAGTTAGACTACGAGATTCCGTCTGCGATAATAGCTCAGCATATCGAACATCTTCCTGCTAGATACTATACATATCATCAGATCATATCTGAAAAAGCTAAGGAAGCTGGAGTTTCGATAGACGATCCAGATCAAGACAAGCTTACGCCATTAGCGTATCTGAACAATGTCTTGCATGATGCTCAAAGAACTCTTGTAGCCAATCCTGGCACTACTAATCAGATGGTAGGCATTAATGTTGCAAAGACATTGCTAGACATTCAACAAAATCAAGAGTCTCAGCAAGATGCAATGCAATGGGTTCTCAAATTCAAGCAGCTTGTCAATGCAATTAAGTTAGTCTGCAACCAAGATCAGATTGCTAAGATTCTAGAGATGGTGGACAAGCAGAATGAATAAAGATGACGAGCTTCCAGTAGCGCATAAAGAAGCAGAGGCTCTCAAAGCTTTTGAAGATGCTAGGGAAGCTGGACAACTGCTGCCATGTCAATTGCTTCCACCATCGTATTTCATGATACCTGTAAAGATATGGGTGCCAGTATCTGATGTCAATTCTCTATATGCAGTAGCAGATGCTTGTGCAGCTTGTCCATTGAGAGAGCAATGCGAAACGCTTGGGCAAGATGAGGGGTATGGAATATGGGGCGGAGTTGGTAGAGATAAATGGGCTTTTAGACGTCGCATATATGAAGGCGATTGGCCATATGACTGATTTTACATTTTAATACGAATGGTATATAATATAATTATGGAAAACACAATAAATACAATGAAAATGACAAATGATTTTGATAATGCACTGAAAGCACAAGAACAGCTTCAGCTCGCATATGGAATCAATTGTCACGCCAAAGGAAAAGAACGAAATGAAGTCTTGAAGGACTACATTTTCTGTGCTACAGATGAGCTTCATGAGGCTTTGCGATCTTTTGCTTGGCGTTCTTGGTCTACCAAAGAAGACTACAATTCTGATCGTGTAAAAGAAGAGCTTAGAGACGTGTTCCAGTTTTTCTTGAACATGATGCTTATAACAGACATGACTCCAGAAGAACTGTTCAAGCTTGTCAAAGAGAAGCAGCAGATCAATTGGAATCGCATAAAGAACGATTATGGTGAACGAGTCGAAAATCAGGAAGATGAGCAATGACAGAGCTTCAGGAATTCGAATGCAAGTTCTGTCATAGGATATGCAGCAATAAAGCAGGTCTTACAAGACATCTGAACAGACAGCATTCTGAAGACATCAAAGCTGAAGATAAAGATGTTGAAAAAGCTTTAGGCATATCACATGAATCTTTGCGATATGAGTATCTTTCTGACAAAGATGCGAATTATGTCTATCAAGAATATCCTGAAATGCGGAACAAGAACTGGTGTCCGACTTGTGATGGCAAGAATGAGAATTGCGATCATGAACTTCAGAGAAATCTAGCTAAGCATTATGCTAATGCTGGCATTGGTATGACATACATGCGAATCGGATGGAAAGACTTCTATGGCAATGAAGATGTCAGGAAGTTCTGCTATCGATTCATGTCGAATGTCAAGTCGTTCAAAGAGAACGATATGGCTATGTGCTTGCTTGGTTCTAATGGTATTGGCAAGACGACATCTGTATCATTGTTGTTCAAGGACTTAGTGTTGATGGGGTACAAGCCGTACTTCACTACATATCAGAAGCTAGTGACTATGCTTGGAGATTCGTTCTACAATTCTGATGTCAAAGAACGATATGCAGACAAGATTCTTCGTTCACCGTTCTTAGCAATAGATGACATTGGCAAGTCTATGAGCAATAGACTGACTCAAACAGCATTAGACAATGTATTGAGAGAACGAGTTCAGGCATCTAGACCAACATTCATAACGTCGAACATGAATACTGCCGAGATATTCAGAGAATATGGACGATCTTCTTTCTCATTGATAGTTGAGACGTCAGTCATATTCGAATTGCAAGAGCAACAAGACGTCAGGAGCAAGATAAAGAACGAGAAGTATGAACTAGCAAAAGCTGGAATTATCAAGCCAATTGTCTGACTAGAAAGAAAAGATCTGAATTGCCAACTGTAGATCTAGAAAACGAAGCTGTAGCTCTTCTTACAAATCGTGATGCATTAGCTAAAATGTGGAGTCTTGGACTTAGAGCAGTCCATTTTGACAGGCTTGACACTAAAGCTGCATTCGAATTTGCAACAAAGTATTGGAGAGACTCGAGTTTTGAGACAGCTCCAACTAAGAAAGCTTTACAAGACAATGTAGACAGCATTGTCATCAAAGATCCAGAAGAATCTCCAGTATATGTCGTCAACGAACTGAAGAGAAAGTATGCTGCTAGACTTGCAACTAAGGCAATACTTGAAGCAGGAGAGACAATAAGGTCTGATCCGCAAGATACCATATCTAAGCTTTCAGATGCTCTCTGGGGAATTAGAGTCAAGACTAAAGAACGCAAGAACAGCACAGATCTTATTTCAGACGTTCAAGTCAGAAGACAGAAATATGAAGCTAGAGCTAAGCGAGCAGAAGCTGGTATTCTTGGCGAATCATTGGGATTCGATGAGATAGATGAAATGACTTCTGGAATACGACCAGGAGAGCTTGTAGTTCTTGCAGCAGGACAGAAAGTCGGCAAGACTTGGTATTCTCTTCAGATTGCTAAAAGAGCTATAGAACAGCATCATTCGTGTCTGTATTTCACACTTGAGATGAATACAGACGAGATGGCAGACAGATTTGAAGCTTTACTTTCAGAAGTGTCATATAACAGACTTGACAAAGGACGACTTACAGTCAAAGAAGCAAAAGCTCTGTACGATGCTCAGGAGAATGAGAAGAATCTGGGGAAGATACAGTTCATAAAGCCACAGTTTGGAGATAGAACTGTAGAGAACATGATTCGAATAGCCAAAGACTTCGAACCAGACATTATGATAATCGATCAGCTGTCATTCATGGAATCGAATAGAGGCATGTCTAGGTCTGAACAGGCAGCATCAGTAGTCTTGGAACTCAAATCTGCTATCAGTCAAGATGAAGACTGGATGGTACCGACAGTATTGTTAGCTCAGTTCAATCGTGGTGGAGCAAATGCTGGTGAGAATGTAGAAGCTACTAGTCTAGGATTGACGAGTGAGCTCGAACGCACTGCTGACAGTGTGATTGCGTTATCTCAATCTAAAGAACAGAGAGCTTCAAATGCAATCATATTGCAGATTTTGAATGCTAGACGATATGACTTGGGGAAGTTTTTGCTAAAACGAGAGCTATATGAGAAGACTAAGTTCACATTCATCAAAACAATGAATGAGAACGAAGTGGATTCCGAAGAATCTTCTAAAAATTAGTATGCCTTCAATTAGAGTTACAGGCTCTCACGATGCAATTCTGGCTTTTGCAAATGGAGATTGTGGTGGCATGGAAGACTCTATACAGCCTCCTGTAAAAGTTACATAATTCAAGATTGTTCTCTGTGAATCTCTGAATACTAATATATATAATTATATGGACCAATATTCAGAGGTTCACAGAGATTAACGTCGTAATTCCTAGAATGCTTCTAGACAATATGTAAGAACGATATATGAAAGATTTAGAAGAATCATCTCCAGTATGCGAGATGAGTAAGAATTCAGATGGGAAGACTGTATTCAGATGCTTCTTGAAGTCTAAGAAATGCAGGAAGTTCGTGACAGAATGGCATTCTAACATGAAGAATGCAGTAGAAGAACTGAACATTCTTATTGGAGGTGATGAATGATGCCAAGGCTAGCTCCAGTGACTGCAATGCAGCTTGTAAAGAAGTACCGTCCAGATTCTTCGATTCGATGGAATTCGTCTTGGCTTTAGCTCATTCATAGCTGCATCATCGATACAGTCATACCACATCATCTTCATGGTGATAGAAATGCTTCTGCAGGCATAAACTGCAAGACTGGTGCATACAACTGCTTTACGTGGTCTGATCATTCGATTTCTTTTAGAGAACTTTGCAAGATACTTCACGAAGATTATGACTTCGAATCAGAGACTGTCATTAAAGATGATGACTTTGGTAAAGCGATAAAAGAGAAGTTTGCACCACAGACAAAAGAATATAAGCTTAATCTAGACATCTATAGTACAGCTCATCATTGGTATATGACAGACATTCGTGGCTTTTCAGACAATGTGTTAGACATAGCAGGAATACGATATGACCAGTATACTGGACGAATAGTCATACCAATATGGGAAGCATCAACTTCTAATGAACGAAAGCTGGTTGGCATACAGAAAAGACGAATACAAGATCCGTCTATCGATGGCAACCACTATCAGAAGTATGAGAATGATAAGGGGTTTGTCAAGACAGACCATGTCTATGCGATAGAGAAACTTGATTTGTCTAAGCCCTTGATGGTAGTCGAATCGACTATGTCTGTATTGAAAGCTTGGGACTATGGAATCAAGAACTGCTGTTCAGTGCTTGGCTCTCATCTATCTAGATATCAGACAGATTTCTTGAAGCAGTTTCCAGAATTGATGCTAGCATTAGATGGTGACATGTCTGGAATGCGTGGCACTAGAAGCTTGCTGAAAAAGCTGAATGGAAATCAAGTACGAATCTTAGACAATCATTGCTATGGCAGTGACGATATTGCAGACATTGGTAGAAACAAGACTTTTGAACTGATAATGTCGTCATTGACACCATTTCAATGGACAGAGAAGTATTCTAAGACTATCGACCAGTGGATGCAGCAAAAGATTGAAGCTAAGAAAGCTTTCTGACTGCTATTTCATTTTACTTTTGTATCAGAATATTATATAATATAATAAATAGTTATAGAATGAAAGGACAGTCATGGCAAAAGCTACTACGCTTCAGGAACTGCTAGATTTCGTCAACGACAAGAATCATGTCGAATACAAAGTTCTAGCAGAAATGACAATGGATTCTACTGGTCTAATCAATTTTGATGAAAGGAAGTACGAGCTTTCGCCGAATGCTATGAATTGCCTTGCAAAATTGACTGGCATTCCAAGAAAGTTCTTCAGAGAGCTTCCAGCAGATCTTAGAGCTGTCAACTACAACTACTTCATAAAGCGATCTGAAGCTACTGTCTATGTATCGATTTCAGAAGACTTGATTTCTGAGATTCGAAATTCAGAAGCTGAATGGACAGTTCAGAGACTGATAGAGATGGCTGCAAATGCTATGGGTAGTGACGCCTATGTCATTCAACCATATCTTGGTCAGAAGTCTATCTCTTTCTATGTCTTCAGAGAGGAGACAGAGAACACTGTCCTTGGAGAAGTCTGCAAGGGCATTGTCATCAATACTTCTGTAGACAAAGGCAAGTGGTGTTATGCAAACCCAATTCTTGTCAATCCGTTAGATGAGACTGCTATTGAATTTGATGTGTCAGAACTAAGAGGTGATGCTGGCATTGACAGACTTGATCTAGAAGCAGACATTGATTTTGCTTGTCATCAGGGGTACGATTTCATTGATAGAGTGCTGAAGAACAACAGTAACGATGTACTTGAAGACGTTCAGCATTTTGCATCTCATTACGGTACTAGAGTCGGTCTAGCTGTAGCTACTAAACGAGCTATTGTAGAAGAAGTCATGCTAGCTCAGACTAATACTGCTTCTGGAATAGCATTGGCAGTAATGATGTCTGAAGGTAGAACAAGCTCATATCGACAGTTCACGAAGCTTGCTAGGATGGCAAGTCTTGCATTCTTTGCTACAGATCCAGAATATTGCGATCATTGTCATCAGGAACTTCCTGAAAAAGAGATGACAGAAGCAGAAGCTGCAGGAATCAACGAGGAGCTAGTCTGATGAAAGAACCATTCGTTTCAATTCTTGTCCCTGTCTACAATCAAGAAAAGAAACTTCGTAGAGCCTTAATGTCTATAGACAACGCTATCAGCAAGTCTGCATGCAAAGACATTCAAGTCATTCTGTATGATGATGGCTCTACAGACTACTCGTCTTATATTATGCACGATTGGGAAGAAAAGAAGTCTTGTCTTGATGATCAGCATTGCAATGTCAAGACGATAAATGGCAAACAAAATGCTGGCTATGGTCATGCAATGAATGAGATGCTAGAAGCTGCAGATGGAAAGTACATTGGCATTCTAGAACCAGATGATGAACTTACAGAAAACTATTTCAATGTCTTCTATGACATTGTCAGCGTTTCTGATTACGATGTCATCAAAGCAATGTACCTGACAGACAATGAAGAATGCAGTCTTGCAAAGCAAGTTCGATCTGAAGGCCTTGCTGGTTCGTGGAACAAAGACTTTCCAATAGAGTTGCTTATGCATCATCCTTCAATTTGGTCTGCAGTCTATAGGGCAGATTTCTTGAAAGAGAATGACATAAAGTTTGAGCAAGCTCCTGGTGCAGGCTGGGTAGACAATCTGTTCCTGTTTGAGACAATACTGCTAGCAAAAAGCATTTACATTTCAGACGATATCGTCTATTCGTACAGCAAGACACAGACTGACAATTCTATGGTCAATTTCAACGCAGACGTTCCAATCAGACGAATGTACGCTGTCAGGAACTGGTTGAAGCTGTTCTATCATGCGAAGACAAGAGAAGACATTCCAGAAGACATATTGTATGCATTCTCATTCAGAGTGGCTCAATACATAGATTTGATAGTCAACAAATATCGTGTCGCTTCTGAACAAGCTATTCAGATGCTTGTAGATGGTCTTGTACAGTGGTGTTCTGTCAAACTACTGCGCAAGCATGGCAACAACAGTTATGCAAGTCAGCTGTGGATGTATCAGCATGATCTTTGGCTAAAGGACTGATGATGAATATTGAAAAGACTTGGCAGGCTTTGATGCTGATGAAAGATGACATGTCTGCATCTGAGACTGAACGTGAAAATGCTGTACGACTTCTGAAGAAGTTTGACAAGACGAAAATCTGGACAGATCAGACTAAGATAGCAGATGAAGTGCTATCTTTGCCAGATCTGTCAAACAATGCATTGAATTTGATTCGTTCTGTGCTGACTATGAAATGCAGAGATGTAGCAGTAGTCTTCTATGAGAAGCAGAATGAGTTTCATGTCTATGGCGACCCATCTGCAGTACTCATCATAAAGACGTTCTGCGACTATGCTACTAAGTTGTGCACAGCAGACAAAGACTCTAAGAATGTAGCTGTTTTTGAGCAAGTCCTAGATCTGCTTGTGTTGCAGTCAGATTCGATGGCAATAGTACAAGCATCTAAAAAGAATTTGTATTCATCTTTGCAGTCAAAGTTTGATGCAGTGCCTCAGTATGTCACTGTAGCTAGAACAGGAAAGCGAGACAAGAATTTTGCATTGAAGCAGATGCGTGAGAAGCCCTTCAATTTTACAAAAGCTAATTGATGTTATATAATATATATAAATACTTAATTAGTAAAATGAAAGTTTCGGAGGCTATCATGGCAAAGGAACAAGTCAAGGTTCTCGTTCAGAAGGAATACATCAAAGCTCTTTCTCAAAAAGATTTGTATTCATGTGGACAACTTGTAGTACATGCAGATACAGTGCAAGATGTCATTGCAGACAATCTTTCTGCTTTTGACAATGTCAATAAGACACTGACTGACATTTCTGACAAGAATATTGCCCTTGATAGCAAGTCTGCCGATGTTTTAGCAAGAGCATACATTTCAGCTCAATACATTCAAGCTGTATCTACAGTGCAGATTGATGAAATCAAAGCTGTTGTTCGTAAAGAGCTTGAAGACACTGGACGACTGGAAGTCAAGGCAGAGTCTTGCAATTTAAAGTTTGCATTGTCTGCACCAAAGACTACAGTGACTTATGATCTGCCAATGCTTAAAGAAGAACGACCTGAAGTCTATCGAGAGGTCACTAATCGAGCTGGCAAGCCAATGAAGAAAGCTGATCGAAAGGCGTTGGAAGATGAGATTGCTGCAAAACAAGCTGAACTTGCAGAACTGAACAAGAAGCTTGTAGAAGACAATGCTGCGCAAGAGATCGTTTTCAGTTCAGATCTTCTAGATGCTAAGATTGCAAACGACGATACTCTTGCAAAGTACAAGACTTCAGTCACAGCCTCTAAGAACTTCTATTTCAAGAACTACAAGTGATGTTGGAGATTGAAAGTGCTTCTGTCTGATTATGATATCGAAAAACTGCACAGTGATTGTCCAGATCTGATTGTACCATGGCAAGATGACAGTCTTCAACCTGCTAGTTATGATATGTCTTTGGGAGACGAGATAATAAGACCAGATTATGGTCAGGTCTGGCCAAAAGCTAGAAAAGTAGAACATGTCGAATCTTCTAGAGTATCTATCGACTGCAGTCAAGGCTATCGACTTCTTCCAAAAGAGTTCGTACTTGGTACGACAAAAGAGACAGTGCACATTCCAGATTCAATTGGCGCTAGATTTGAAGGAAAGTCTTCTCTTGGCAGAATTGGTCTTATGACACATGTGACAGCTGGCTTCATAGATCCAGGGTTCAATGGCACCATAACAGTAGAGATCTGCAATGTTAGCAATGACATCATATATCTTGAAAGTGGCATGAAGATCGGACAGATCTGCTTTTATGAATTGAAGACTAGATCAAACAAGCCTTATGGCAAAAGAGGAAATCATTATCAGGCTCAAAATGGTGTAACACAAGCGTATTTGACAGATGTCATTCGCTCTTAGAACTATATATTATATAATATTTATATACAATATGTAAACTATATTGTTTTCACAGAATCATTCTAGTAAACATGGTAGAATCGCCAATTAATAATTAACCATATACTAGAAAACAAGCAAGATTTGATGAGCAATCTATGAAATTGAAAGGCAAAAGAATGGCACATGAAGCTATTGTTAGCCGCGATATGACAAGAGAAGCTCGCGGTGCAATCATCTGGGATATGAGACGAAATCAGAAGATGACGAATACTGAGATTGGAGAAGAGTTTGGTCTGTCTCGTGTTCGTATCTGCCAAGAATTCAAGTTCTACATTGAGACACCAGAAGGCATGAAGAAAGAGTCTGATTTCATGGCAAAGAAAGCTGAAATTGCAAACAAGAAAAAGATGTCTGTAGTCGAACGTCAAGAAGCTAGAATCAAAGAACGTAATGACAAAGCTATTCGAATTCTCAGTGGTTTGATCGATGGCAAGACTGTGAAAGAAGTTGCAGACAGTGAAAAGCTGTCTGTAAGCAGAATTCATGGCATCATCAATCAGTATGAGAAAGTCAATCCAGAACTTGTCAGCAAGTATAGAGAAGTAGCTAGCAAGCATCGTTTTGGTTGGAACAAGAGGTCTCCAAAAGTAGCTGAAGATGTTATTTCTGAAGCTAAAGATGACATTAATGAACTTCTTGAAACAGCAGAATGAAAAGTTGTCATAGTTTTGCTTAGAAAAGACTGCTAGAAAATGCAAAATTCAGCTCAAAACCTTAGCTTTCAGTATGGAATTGTAGCTTCAGTAGACACGAAAGCTATGACATGCATGCTGAATACAGCTTCTGGACCAAAACGAATACAGATAATGCATGGTGGTGTGACAGTTGTCATGCCAAAAGTCGGTGAAGTATGGACTTTCTATGTCAATGGCCTGACTAGAGTACTGTATGAAAGAAGCAGTATTGAGACTTACGAGTCAGAGCAGTTGATGAATGAAGGTGATGTGCTCGTCAGAGCTTCTTCAGATGTAGTTATTGAAGGGAACTACATCAAGATGAAGGATGCTCATGGAGAGTTCTTCAATCAAGTCAATGGCCAGATGAATCCAGACAGAGTAGCTTCAAGCAGAATGTACATGGTCAAGTCTGAGACAGATCTAGAATCGATAGATGGAAAGCTTGTCACACCTCCATGTCTTCTAGCAATCGTATCTGGATCGAATGTGACATGGAAGGCCAAGACAGAATGACAGACAATGCAATTCCGAACGATGCTTTAGAAGAGTCACCAATAGATGCAGATGCATATACTAAGTCTTCTGTACGAGAAGCTCTTATGATATTTGCAAGACGTTATGACAGCCTTCAGTCAAAATACGATCAAGCTATCTATCAATTAGATCAGCATGACAAGGCGCTAAGTGGTCTTCTAGCTTCTAAGAAGATGTTTGATGCTGCAATGCTGTCAGAGACAGAGCAAGTCTTCTCTTCAATAGACAAGATGGAGAAGCTTGCATTGAAAGACAGACCAGCTAGATTGCTTGCACAAAACGATGTATATGTCTACGACTTGAAAGACAAAAAGTGGAAGAAGCAAGACAATAATTTTACTTCGGAAACTAATTAGTCGAGACAATAATTTTACTTCGGAAACTAATTAGTCGAGACAGTCATTTATTTTACGAAGTAAGCAAAAAGCTTGATTATATTCTTTCGTAAACTAAATGGTAAAAAATCAATAAGTAATATTGCATCATGACAAACTTAAAGCATATTGACAGTCAGCTAGACCATCTAGACTTTGACTTTCCACCAGTGTATGGGCCATTCATACTGAAGAAAGACTATATCAGGCATGCAGCAAATCTAGCTTCTACGATCATGGTCCAAGACAATGTCATAGACATGCTGACAGATCAACTCAATCATGCAAATGCTAAGATAGCGAAACTTGAAGCTCGAATTCAGATGGACACGCACAGATGGCACGAAGAGGAATAGCTAATTCAGATGCTGAACGCATCATAGAGTCTTTGACACCCGAAATGCTGATCAACGACAGTCTGAAAAGCAAGGAGACTTTTCCATGGGGCACTCCATTAGAGTTCTTCGAATCAGACAAATACTGCAACATGCATCTGTATCCGAGACAGCGTCTGATGCTAAAACTGTGGAACTTGCAAGATGACTTCACAGACTATGAGAATCAGACTATCGACAAGTGGTGCAAGGGCTTCAAGAATGACAAGTACAAATGCGGAATACAGCCTGACATTCGAGAACGAATAGCATATCTGAAAGCTAATGACTATACGCATTTCACTACTATAGTGATAGTAGCTGGAAGACGATTCTCTAAGTCTAGAATGTCGGGTGCTGAAAACTGTCTGGCAGATGCTGAAATGCTATGGCGAGGCATTCCAACAGTCTCATTCAGTCAAGACTTGGCAGAAGAACAAGATCAGATAGTCGGTAAAGACTTCTTTCAGAAAGACCCTTTTAACGATCAGCAAGACAATTCTGGAATAGAGCAAGACTCGTCAGTCTACTCGGTCGTAGTAGCTACTACAGCTCAGCAGGCTCAAGAGACTCTGTTTTCAGACTACTACAATGCCGTAATGTCTTGCAAATGGCTCCAGCAATACATTCTGAGAATAACGCCATTTCAGATAGTCTATCAGACTGTAAATGACAAGCTTAAGACATTGCAATATCTTAGCGATGGCATTCCTCTTGAAAAAGAGCTTGCGTCAATGATATCTCGTCCAATCAGTTCGAATTCTAACAGCATCAGAGGTAGGTCCATTTGCAAACTAGCCTATGATGAGGTCTTCTTTGGTCAGGGTGGAGACTCGTTCAGAGCCTCAGATAGAATCATTGGAGCTATCACACCTGCAACACAACGCTTTGGTCGACAGCGTCTTGTCATGTATCCGTCATCACCATGGACAAGAACAGGAAGAGTATATCAGATATACCTTCAGGGACAAGTCTACATGGATGAGTATCTTGAACGAGAAGGCAAGACTAAGACTCACAAAAACGTAGTCGAAGCTAATGAACAAGTCGAACAGATGGAGCAGGCATTGGCAGATCCGTCTGTATTCGTATCTCAGCTTGAATCTTGGGAAGTGTACGAAGACTACAAAGACGAAGCTTTTAGACCGACATACTGGTCAGGATGGAGTCCAAAGCTTCTGACAATCCAGAATGAAAAGGGTGAGACAAGGCAGATACAAGCGAATACGAATGCAAAAGTCGGGCAGTATGTCAATGTCGATCAAGAAACAGTCTGATTTTACTTTTGAAACAAAGTAGTATATAATATAATTATCTATTTCAAAAGAAATAGTTAAGAAAGTAAAACAGGAGAATACTTAGATGACTATCAGGTTTGTAGATCGTCATAATGATGGCACGATTTCAGATACAGCGTTCAATGAGATTCTGCTGAATCAGAAACGAACTCTGAATTTCAAAGAATTGAAATACGACGTCTATCTTGCTGCAGGCTGGTTCAGCCCTAACAAGCTTAAAGCTCACGACATGCTTCAGCATCTTCTGGAAGATGAACTTGGTCTGACAGTATTTGTACCAAAACGTGATGCCCCTCAGATTCCAGCTAATCCGACTCAAGCTCAGATGGATGCGAATTTCAATGAAGACGTCAAAGCTATCGAACAGTCTCTATTCATGGTAGCATCGACAGAAGGACTTGATTCTGGAACGATCTGGGAAGCTGGATATGCATACAAAGCTGGAGTCAAGACATTCGGATATGCTCCGCTTCTTCCAGAAGGTGTCAAGTTCAATCTCATGCTTGCCAATTCTATGCAAGAAGTCTTTCTGAATGACGAAGACTTCTTGAACTATTTCAAGAATGGCAAGCTTCCAGCGAAAGTGCAGGCGTTCTGATGTCTAGAAAAAGTCTAGCTAAGTATTCGTTCGATGGCATAGACATCATCTATCCAGAAGGCGCATCTAAGTATCCGACAGTCGAAGAGTTTCTTGCTAGGCTTCCTGCAGAATGCAAGAAAATCGTTAAAGAATGCTATTCTGATCCTGATGGTTCTGTCTGGTGTCAGCTGAAAGACGGCTGGTATTCTGCTGATGACCAGAGTCTGCTTCTAGTCTGCAATGAATCAGAACAAGAATCACTCGATGAGATGAGTGCCGCGTGTCTTGTATCTGGAGATGTCTACAAGCTTGACGACGAAGGCTTTAAGAACTGGCTTTACTGACTTTCTGACAGAATTACGACGTTTATCTCTGTGTTTACGAAAATTCATATATTATTAATTATCCATATATGATACCTCGTAAACACAGAGATATCAAAGAATTACTTCTGGGGTATACTGATGACTTTTATAGACTTTGAAAATTATAAGAACAACAGATACGACCATCAAGTCGAGTCTGAAGACTTTGACAATGATCATGCTATCGACAAGATGACCGCAGTCAGCCTGCGATACGAACTAGAAGAGAGCACATTCGATCTGCTAGACCAAGACTATGTACGTCGCTGGAATGGCAGGCACATGATCAAGTCTCAGAATCTGGCAGAGCATCATGCTCATACAGCTCAGTATCTGATAGCTCTGTTCTCTGTATTCAAAGTCCCAGAAGACATTCAGCTCGAAGCTCTGAAACGAGCTATAGTTCATGATCTGCCTGAGACTGAGCTTTGCGACATACCATACCCAGTTCATGTCAAATACCCAGAGATTTCAGAGGCATATGACAAAGCAGAACGAGATGTCTGGCATGACAAGTATCCACTGTATCGGTCTAATGTCGAAAAGGGATCGACCGCATGGCTTCTAGTCAAGATCGCAGATCGTCTAGATCGCATCAACTTCCTATACGATGAGACTCAGCTTGGCAACGATTCTGACTATGTCGTCCAGTCTTTGTCTGATGAGAGAGATGCTGTCGAAGACTTGATTGTTGAGCTTGGAGACAGACTTGAAATGCTTCACAAATAGCTTAGAATGTATATGGTCTATGATATAATAGAATATAGGAAAGGTAATCAAGAGAATACTTTTGATTACCTGTATGCATATCAGAATACAGAAAAGAGCTATCTGTGAAAGACGCTTTCAATCAGACTTTGAAAGTCCAACAGCATGGACAAATCAACGTCAAAGATGTCAAGTCTGGTACACCAATCGTATCATTCAACAAGTATCTGATGGCAGAGTCTTCTAACATCACGTATTCTTCTGTCGACGTGTCAGACTTGACAAGACTGTCATTTTACGATGGTACTTCTGTAGTGCTGCCATCTGACTGGCTTGTCTATGACACTGTTTGGAAAGAGTTCAAGAAAGTCAGAGACATTTCTAAGAACGATGTCCTGAAAGCGTACAGTGGCAAGCGAACTGTGTCATCTGTGGAAGATCTTGGCAGAGAGACATTCCAAGACATCGTTTCAGCGAATCACAGAATGTATGTGAATGATATTGCTGTAATGACGCACTGATGTCTTTTAACGAAATTTCGATTTTGCTTCTGAATCAAGAATATGATATAATATACTTAATAAGTAAATGATTCAGAAAGTTAATCGAGAGAATACTTAGAATGGCATTCTACATAACAGATCCAAAACCTTGCAAAGACGATTTCTATCTGAAGCTTCCAAATCTGAGGCCAGTCGTGAACAAGCATTCAAAAGCTGCAATACATGTGCCAGCATTCGACAAAGACTTTCTGATCGAAAAAGACGATGAGTCAGAAGACCAATATTCGGTCTATGTCAAAGACTCGAACAAGTATCTTGCTACTATCTATGCTTACGCAGATTCGTGGCGAATCATTCTAGATCATAAAGACTTTCAGCATGTCGACATATTCTGCGGAAACTTTTCAGAATCTGTCGATTTTGTAGTTGCTATATTCGCACCACTGCTTGGAGATGAACAATGACAGAGCTTGAGGAAAGTCAGAAAAGGCAGCTTGACGCTGCTCAGAAGCTTATCGAATCATATGACAAGCAAGTCAAAGACTTGAAGGCTAAGCTTGCACTGTCAGATTCTAAGTTCAAAGCTTTAGCGACTAAGGGCATAGTCTTCAGTTCATATTCTGATCTGAAACGAGCTGCTAATGTCTATCAGTCAAAGTACTTCTGGCTTGTGACCGATGACAGTCTAGACATGTACGAACTGAATCTGACTACGAAACAGCTGAAACGAGCATCGTCATATACGATAAAGAGTCTTGCATGATAATCGGGAGAATACTTCTGATATCATCAACAATAACTGAAAAACACAAAATTCAATAATAAGAGAAGGAACCAAGAGAACTGCCATGTCTAAGCATGCTGGGCGATTCTTGATAAAGACTAGACAAATTGGAAGTTTGTTCTGGCGTACTGAACGCAATCTGTCGAACAGCGATTTTGACGATTCTGTCAGAATAGCTAGAATGATAGCTGGCAATCCGCATACTGGCAAATACGTCAAAGTATATGACACTGTCACATGCAAGACAGTATATCGAAATCGAGCTTGTCGAGACAGCATATCTCACTGGTGGAGATGGGATTCGAACTTCATGGAATTCGAGCTGTGGTCTTGACATGGATTTGCAGTCAATAGTTCTGATATTGCTTGCAGTACTGATAGCGTATCTGTTTAGAAATGAAACGAAGTAAACAAGGAGAACACATCATGAGCACTATGATCTATTCTGGAAAGACTAAATACGACATCTACGTAACGCATCCTGAAGACGGTGAGTCTAAGACAGTGAAGTTCCTTAAAGCTGTTGACGAGTTCAGTGTAGAAGTCGGAATTCAGGGCTTCACACTAGCTTGGATGAAAGATGGCGAGTACTCTGAGGAAGACTTCCCGAACTATATGGATGTCAAAGCTTTGCAGTCTGAGACTAAGTCTGCAAAGTTAGACTTGACAGATGCTAAAGATGCTGAGACTGATAAGCCAGAGACTGATTCGAAAGACAGTGGAGAGACTGTTCCAGTGATCTGCAAAAACTGTCTGGACAAGCACGTACGTCATATCGTGCACGAAGAACTAGCAAATCATTTTGTTGCATTTGGGCTAGGCATGTTCGATGTTGTGCGCATGCATGACGATGATGAGGATGAAGACTGATGACAGGGCATTCTGACAAGCATTATGACCTGTCTATGTCTACTGACAATATCGGCACATACATAGAGCTGACAAATCCAGAAGACACTTCTGACAAAGTCAGATCTGCATATTTGTCTGCGGAATCGATAGTCGAGATCGCATTCTCGTATCGACAGGGGCAGTCTCAACTCGAATACGCTAAGCGAATGCTTCAGCAAGAGCTGGAAGACACGAAGACAAACTGTGAGGAGCTTAGCAAGTGCCCTGTCTGCAAGTCAGATCTAGTCATCGACAAGCAGCAGAACAATGTGACTGGCAATGTCTTGTGGACATGCATTTGCAGCAAAGACGTCAGTCATGCATCTGTAGCAGCTACTACGTCTGAAGAACTGTCTGCTGTATGGGCTGGATTCGTGTCAGCTTGGCATTCTATGCATGCTGCTGCAGAACAAGAACAGTCTGACACAGATAGGTCTGAAAGTTCAGAAAGTGTTGGAGAATGAACATTCTGAAAACGTACGACGGCAGATACGTTAAGTACTCAGACTATGTTCAGGGATACGCTGTAGCTGGTCATCTGAAGACATTCTTCGATTTCAAGACACTGTCATGGCACATATGCATAGACCCAGTCTTGCATGTCTCTACGACAGATCCAGTGTATGTCTATGACAAAGATCTGGCAGACAGAATCATGACAGTGTCAAAGTACGATTTCGGTAATGAGAAGCAGTTCTTGAATGCTTTGCACAATATCAAGTTCTATGATTCAGAACAAGACTACAGGGACAAGAGCAGATCACGATGACAGATGACAAGCTAGCAGATGCTCTGTCTCTACAAGTCAAGAAAGAGACTTTGTCAGAGACAGAGCACTACATTCTGAACGTCGTCAGATATGACACAGAACGCCTGCATGAAGATACGTACAAGATCGAACGCAAAGACAGCATCAAAGACGACAGTGACTGGCCAGACATGACTCAGAACAAGACTCGTGACGGTCTTGCAGTGATGACTCCAGTCTATCACTATCATACTGTCGAAGCATTCAAGAACTACGCAGACATCTTGATGCAAGCTTACAGAGAGGCTGTCAGACTGAAGGAAGCTGTTGACAGAGACATGGCAGAACACAAATGCTGACAGTCATATATGTCATAGCCATATCAGCTATAGCTTGCGTATTCACATACTATGTCATGTCAGATAAGTGACAGAGACTGGACGACAAAAAGACAATGAACTTCATACTTCTTTGCATAATAGTCATAGCAGTTCTGATGCTAGTGAAGTCTGCGCATCTGAAAGCTCCAAGACCAGTTAAGTCTGAATCTGTAGAAGCAGATCTGAGACTGTGCTCTAGATGCCATTCTCAGCCGACATTGCACTGTTCTCATTCTGACTCTACGACTACATACTTGCTATGTTCGTGTGGACGTATAGCATCTGTCAATGGTATGCCTGTACCGTCGAATCTGAAGCTTCTGTACGAGACTTGGAACAAGATACAGTCTGAATACTGACATATGTTGTCTGAGAATCATTCTGATGAATTTTACATTTGAACAAGAATAGTATATAATATAATTATCCTATTCAAATATAAAATGAATCAGAAAGGAACTCTGGATTACTATGAACGACTTCGACAAGTATATAGTACAGCAACGCAAACACCATTTCTGGATTACTGTAGAGACTTCAGCTACAAAGAAGTACGCTGAAGCATATGCAAACGTTGCTGCTACAGAACAGAATCCAACACGAATCATGCAATTCAGTCAGCGCAAATATAAGACTGTTGTAGCAAACATAGTATCGACACTGGTCTTGATGGTTGTCGCTATCATATCGCATTTCACCCAATGGCCTGAACTTGCAGCAGTCACAGGCATTCTGTTCTTTGCAATGCTGACATATACTCTGTTTGTCATCTGCTATAGGAAGAACGACGGTCTGTTCTGGTAGAGTACGAAATGAGATTTGACGAACTGTCTAACAGAGATCAAGAACGTATCAGGCTTGCACAAAGACTAGCCTCTATGTCTGAAAGCAATACACGTACACGTCATGGTTGTGTCATTGTCAAGGCTGGCAATGTCATAGCTGTCGGTGTCAACCAGTATCGCAACAATCCAAACTTGTTCGACTTCACTTTAGACAATACAGACTGCATATCTGTGCATGCTGAAGAAGCTTGTCTGAAGGCTTTGAGTCATCAAGCTAGACATTGCACAGCATACATCGTTAGACTGAACAGTGCTGACATGACAGCTATGTCAAGACCCTGTGACAGATGCATGAGACAGTTGAAAGATGCTGGAATAGACAAGCTAGTATATACGACGTATACTGGCGTAGAGATAGAGAGGATATGATGTCTGATGTAGCTTTTGCTATAAAGTTCATAGTCTTGCTAACAGCATTCATAGCTGGCTTTTCAGTTGCAATATACGCTTTTGCATCGGTCATTGCAGCTTTCAGAAAGCTTTTCAATGCTAACAAGAACAAGAACGCTAGATCAGTCAGATCTAATGAAAATGAGAAAGAGAATCTAAAATGAGCATGAGGAACGTAGCTGTCTGCAAGCTTTGTGGACATGCTGGTCCAAAGACAGAGATGTCTAAGACCAAGAACAGTCAGGGCTTCATCAATGGATATGAGCACAAAGACTGCAGCGAATACAAGGCATATCCGACTACAGTAACGCAAGACAGTTTTAGCTATCGCAACTGCAATCTGAAAGAGATCTGACATACTATGACACTAGAAGACATGAAAGCACTGTCACCTGCAGACTGCATAGCGATAGCTGAAGATCTAGTTAGCACAGCTACTGCAGAATACATACAGAAAGCTCATGTGTATGCACTTCTAGCGATAGCTAAAAGCTTGCAGAACGATTCTGACACAGCTCATAGCTTGTGTGTCCCATATCATGTCAAATCGCATACAAAAGCAGAACAGGACATCGAAGAATGAACAAGAAAGACATCAGAAATGCCAAGCATCTGAATCGAGACATAGAGCACGAATATGATCTAGACAGTCCTATGAAACAGTCTAAGTCATTGTTGCTGTACGCTTTAATAGCATTCGATTCGATATTGGCAAGCATAGCGATCGTCATATTCATGTACTTGTTCATGTACTGACGTAGCTAGTACAGAAAGACAAAGAGAATGAAGCAAGACAAAGACGTTCTAGAATGGCTGACGAATGAAGAGCTAGATGGCTCAGACTTTGTCATCACATCATCCAGCAGAAACCCGATCGAAGTCAAGCTAAGCCTCGACAAGACTACGAACATCGTATCAGCTAGATCTGTCTATGACACGGATGGCAATCTGATGATACCGAATGTCAGAACAGATACGCTGCATCAGTGGATCTGCACAGATGACAAGATTCTGTCTAAAAACATCTGGAACGCTCAGTTCGGAAAAGCTACAGAACAGATCTCTGTTGGCGATGAAGTGCTGTTCTATTCTGACGACGATGACAGTGACAGTCTGACATTCGGTGAAGTGACAGAAGTCGATCCAAAAGGCAAATTGCTGACAGTGGCGCCTACAGACAGACACACTCACAGAATGCTAGATGTGTCTACTGCATACTGGATGGAAGTCGACATAGATTGCATATACCATCTGTGGCATTTTGACAAGATCGATGTCAAGTCTGGCTTGTATGTGCTGAACGATCCAGAAGAAGCTTCGTTGCAGTTCGTATCAGTATGGTATGAGAACAGCAAAGTCAAAGCTGTCAAAGTATCTGTTGAAGATTTGGGCAGCAAGCTCAATGACAAGCCAACGATGCAGTTCAAGTATTTGTTCTTGAAGCCATATGAGCTGAAAGAGCTGTTTCAGCAGAATGCTCTATCTGAAGTCGTAGAACCTGCACGATACATCATAGAAAGCTTTCGCTAATGCATTCACCAGTCAATTGTCGTTATGATGTTGTACGTTGCATAGGGTGCGGCAGATGGTTCTCAGAAACAAACGGAGAATTCGATTCTATGACTAACGAATTTGTCTGTTACGATTGCTTAGACAATATAGATGAAGACAGTGAGGAGTGAGAAAAGATGCATGCTAAGACTAAGATTTCTGCCTCTATGCTAGCATTGGCTATGCTTGTCTCTATGTCAGGCTGCGCAGTCTCAGATCAGACTTCATCTGTCTCATACAAGACAGAGACAGTAGAACTGAACGATTCTAGAAAAGTCACTTGTGTGTTTGCCATGTCAGACAGCAAAGTGTCTGGAATGTCATGTGACTGGGTGCATGCTTCTGGTGCAGATCTAGATCCATCAAAGCAATAGACAGAAAGAGACGAATCGTGATTCTGATGTTTGCTGAACGACTGCTAGAATTGGTTGTGCTAGTCTTTCTGTATGTCTCAGCGTTTCAATGGCTGATCTACTATGTCATGCAAGACTACAGAGACTTCAAGAACCAGACGATTCTGACTAATCAATGCAAATGGTGGCAATTCGTAGAAGACGAATACGGAGATTCTAACTCAATTTTCTTTGTCGTCTAATATGACGAATATTGACAAAATATCAGTATAAAGACAGATCAGAAGATATCTCAGGAATTACGACGTTAATCTCTGTGAACCTCTGAACATTAGTCCATATAATTATATACATCAATAATCTCATAATCACAGAGATAAACATCGTAATTTCATTCTGATTTTACATTTGATTCGATATAGTATATAATATATATGTCAGACAAAAAAAATTAGACATATCGATCCCAATAGGTGATCGACATGGAATCTTCTACGGAGGAGATAATGGAAAAGCTAGCATTCGATCGCTATCAAGTCTTGTCAGGTTCAGATAGCTGGTACAAGAAGACATCGATAGAGTTCTTTGATGAACTGACTCCAGAATATGACATTGTAGTCGAAAGCAGTTTTGGAGCAACGTTCATAAACAGTCCACATGTGAATCTGCACGACAAGACAGTCAGTATTGCATCGTTCATGATACCATATGGAGAAGGCGACTATCCAGTCTTCTCATTCGAAGACGGCAATTGCATTCTGCTAGAATACGATGCAATAATGACTGTCAAGCTAGTCATAGACAAAACTCAGCAAGATGCAGACATAGAACGCATGTTCTATCGAACTGTCTTGCCAGAGTATGTCGATTTCAAGCACTGTCCAGATTGCGATGTCATTCCAGTCAAGACTGGCTACGAGGAGAAAGACACGTCTGACAGCAATACATACTGGTCGATATCTTGTCCGTCATGCCATTTCAGGACAGAGCCGAAAGACATCGAGACAGCAGAATGGTTCTGGAACATGATGTGCGATGTAAGGAAGAGTTGAAGATGGCATTTCCATTAGCATCTATGATAGCGTCGCAGATAGCGTTGCAGACTACGACTAGAACGATGTTGAATAGTCTGAACACTACGAGACAGAATACAGAGACAGTTCAGCGCTTGACTGCAAGAAATGCAAAAGATGCTAGCGGGCATTGTGCTAGTCAAGCGCAACATAAGCAATCAAGATGCTTGGTCGAATCTGTCTATGACATCGAACCGTCTGTCAGAAAGCTGTATCTGCTAGATTTCTGTTGCAGACGAGACCCGCATCTTGAAGTCCATGTCATAGGCGAGACAGTCGCATTTCAAGCAAGATGCTGGAACTGCGGAAAGACTAGCTACATGTTCGATAGTCCAGACAAAGCTGTCAATCAATGGAATGAGATGAATGATGACTGATGACATTGCAATTCAGATTCTGAAAGACAGAACATGCAGTCAAGAATTCAGAATTCCGTCTGCTTATGACAAGTTTCTGATCTTCATCGGTCTGAAGCTGAAAGACATTGACAGAATCAGTCCAAGACGTTTTGCAAATCTAGTCTTGAAGGCATTGGGACGTGTCTCTAAGACAGCTTTGCAAGACTGGAAGGAGGCATTCGATCAAGATTCAGAAGTCAAAGTAGAAGACGTAGTCAAAGTCTTGTCAAATGTCTGCGCAGCTTGTCTGATAGCAGACAGCTCTAACATTGTCAAGATCTATGTCGAAAAGCCTGAGAACACTAGTCTGACTCTGATCAAGAATTGCTGTGACAAGCCAGACATAGACTTCAGACCAGATGCAAAAGGCAATTGGATCATAGAATGCCATAGTTGTGCAAGAAGAATCGAATCTTCAGACACTTTCTTTAGTGCTGTAGAAGAATGGAATGATCATCTTGTCAAAGATGTCTGAATGCAAACGAAAAGCTAGAGGCATAGAGCATTGCACATTTGTAGGCTGCAAAGAAGAATGCACAGATCACATCTTCTTCTGCAATAAGCATTATGACATTCATAAGAAAGCATTGAAACGGGAGGCAAGAGCTAGAGAAGACAAGAGCAAAGACAAGATTCGAAAAGCTCGATACAGAGCTAAGAACAGAGACAAGATACGAGCTAAGAACAGAGAACGATACTGGTCTAATCCAGAATCTTCAAGACGATACAACAACTTCTTGTACAACAGAAAGAGACTCAATGAGCACGCAGCAGAATCAGAATGAGATGACTTGGGCAGAGATAGCTAGACTGCAGAAGTCAGAAGACTATGTCGACAGATTCGAAGCAGAATTCTATGCATTGCAGAAACGTCTAGTACGTCTAGACAACATGCTGTACTGCTGGCGAAACAACAGCTTGAACTTCGAACCGAGCTGCTCTTACAGGAAGTTCAAGGACCAGTTCGATGCTATGCTGAAGTACTACGACATTCTTGTTGACAGAGCAGAAATCGAACACATCGAACTGAATGTGACATACAGATAGAGACATAGTCATGAAACAGAATGAGAACAAGACTAATCGACAGATCTTTGGTACAGACGCAGACATAGAGCTTGCAAACAGAATCAATGACTGCATAAAGCATCACAATGAGAATGTAGACAGAATCAAGCATCTTGAGAAAACAATGGATAGCGTTGCTACTGTGTTCGACAAGATCGCATCTGTATTCGACGCTGATACTAAGATACACTCGTACTTCCGCATGAAGATATGGCTGCTTACAGGCTTTGCTGGAACATCATGCATTCTGTCTGCGGCTGCTGTACTGATAGTTTTGCTGAAATAGCTAGAATTACGACGTTTATCTCTGTGATTATGAGAATTTTGGTATTATAAATTATCCATATATGATATGAAAGTATCACAGAGATAAACGTCGTAATTCTGAGAACCATCTCCGATTCTTTCTATCATAGAATATGCAAAAGACTGACAGATCTAGCAAAAGCCTGAATCTGATCGATTTTACATATGATTCATTATGGTATATAATATCATTATCTGGTCAATATTAAACAGAAAGGAGAGAAGGCTATGAAGAAGATGGCTGCTGCAATAGCTGCGGTCATGTGCTTGCTATCATTGACAGCTTGCAGTCAGAATCAGGCAGTCAGTGCTACTCAAGTCATGAATGCATGCTGGGAACCACTGACACACAATGTCTACTACAAAGCTGACAAAGACCACGAATTCACTGTACTGTATCAGCGAGATTCAGAAATGAAAGCTGCTGAAGACGAACTGCAATGCGCTTTTCAAGAACTGCACTTTGACGATTCGACATATGAGACAGATGTTTTGAAGCTTGACAGGACTAAGATCAGTTCTGACATCGCTACAGTCAAGATATCTGTTCCTGTCAACAGCAATTCTGCTAGGCAGCAGGGACGAATCGTCAAGTTCGAACTGAAAGGCTAGAATCATGGTATGGCTTCAGTTCAGAAAATGTCATGCTTGCGGAATGCGAGCTGTATATGACGAACAGGAACAGTGCTGGAGATGCCTGAACTGCGACAGGAACTTCAGAGATGGCAAGGCAATTGCTACAGATCGTGCAGGCTTGACAGATATGCTGAAATTGTCTGTCAGCAACAAGACACAGACAACAAACAGATAGAAAAAACAGATAGAAAAAAGGAGACAGAGCATGTCACAGACAGTCAAAGTGAAAGTTCTTACAGACAAGGCCTTCAGACCAGAGCGGATACACAAGTTCGATGCAGGTGCAGATCTGCATTCAGTCTTTGGAGACTTCGTACTTCCACCCAACACTCCAACGCTAGTCGGTACTGGTCTAGCAGTGCAGATTCCAGAAGGCTATGTCGGCATGGTCTGCCCACGATCAGGGCTTGCAGTTCGTGGTATCACAGTCATGAATGCTCCTGGAATCGTAGACTCTGGCTATCGTGGTGAACTGAAAGTCGATCTAGTCAACTTATCGGACCATCAGATGGAGATCTGCTATGGTGATCGCATTGCTCAGTTGCTGATCGTTCCAGTCGACTATTCAGAATTTGAAGTCGTAGATGAGCTAGACGAGTCTGAAGATGGACGTGGAGAATCTGGACATGGCTCTACTGGTCGCTGATCATGACAGATCGTCATACTCGAAAGTCAAAGAAGCATATAAAAAGAAAGCAGTGATGACAGCATGAAGAAGAAGCAGCTAGAACGACTGATCGAAGCTATTCAGAACGTTCGTGGCATGGATGGAGCTCCTGGTGCTATGGGCCCTATGGGCATCAACGGATCTGATGGTGTTGGTGTCTCGAATCTGTATGCGGATGACAGTGGCAGTCTGAAATGGTGGAAAGACACTGAAGACGTCTGGCATAGAGTCAAGACTCTTGACGTTGAAGATGTTCCAGTGCATCCGTCTAGAATCGAACTGAATTCTGTACAGCTTGCAGGAGAATTTGATGCGCATTCTTGGTGCATAGCTTATTGTGGCGGAAAACTGTCTGCATTCATACGTCTCAGCGACATCGAATTCAAAGACATGCTAAGTTCGAAAGACAAGACAGACTTGTACGTCAAGAAGCTAAGTTGCTATGAGCCAGACAGCGAGCATTGGATCCAGCTTGTCTGGCAGGAACAAGCATTCGTGGCACCAAACATTCCAAATTGGCAGAAGCAGATCTACAATCGCATCAAGAAGATAGCTCATGTCAATGACAGGGACAGTCAGTGGAAATCGCAGTATCGTTAGCGACACTGACTTTGCTGCTAGTACTGATACTGGCATTCACAGCAGGACCGACTACATGGCTGGCAAAGACTGAAAGACCATGCCTAGCAGTCACGTGGCTGGTCTTGTCTGTAGTTGCTGTCATAGTCATATTTGAATTAGCATAGAAACGAGGATTGCATGTTGTTGGGATACGAGAACTATACTGACAAGAATTCAGACGGACATAAGAAGCAGAAGACATTGGAATATGCTAGAAAATGTCTGAGAGTCAGACCTGCAGATGACTATCCGCAACTGAAATGTCTGTATGACTTCATAAAGAGTTCGAACGAATGGATAGCTGGTGGATGCTTCAAGAACTTGTTCTTTGGACAGAGACCGAAAGATCTAGACATGTTCTTTGCTACGAATGAAGCTAGACAGACTAGGATAGCAGAGCTTGCACTGAACGAATACAAGAAAGCATTCCAATCTGACAAGTCGACTAAGATGAAGAATGACTCGTACAGCATAGACATCGTCAAGTCAGACTATCTCAGCCTTGAAGAAGTCTTGTCTCAGTTTGACTTCACTGTGACTAAGTTCGGCATGAGGCTGAATGACGATGGCGAATATGAAGTCGTGTTCCATGAAGACTTCTTCCAAGACTTGATTGCTAAGAAGCTTGTATGCGACAATGACATCTTATGGCCGTTGTCTACGTTCGATAGGATGCTCAGATATTGCAGATATGGATATGCCCCATGCAAAGAGACTAAGAAGAAGCTTGTCAGAGCTATGTACGACCATCTGAAAGAGCACGATTCTGATGTAGAAGACACGATATCGAAAGAGATCAGTCTTGGAATGTACAATGGAGGAGTAGACTGAAAGATGACGAACATCATTCTGAAAGAATGCAGAAAGTGCAAGATCGAACCTGAACTAGTACATGTCAATGTGCTTGGAAAAGCTGGAAACGAATATCTGTATCGTTGTCCCGAATGCAAGCAAGAAATAGAGCCTCAGACTAGCATTCTCAGGGCAGCAGCTAAATGGAACAGGAAGCAGAAATGACAGACGGTTCATATGAAGACATCAAACCGATGTTTGAAGCCAGTCCAAGCAACGAAGTCGTAGTGATGACTAGAGACAAGTTGGGAGAGATAGTTCAAGCGGCTACAACTGGTAGTTATTATGACTACAAGAATGACAAAGACATTCTAGTCATTCATCAGAAGCCAAAGACTGCTGTGTTCTATAGCTGGCAAAATTCATGGACGTTCGCCAGAGATACGATCTGTAAAGTGTATGGTGTCAGAGCTTCGAATCTGACTATGAGCAGCTATGACATAGACGGCTATGACTGGCATGACGGATTCACAGCGACTTTCATAGCAAGACAGAGAACAGCAGAATACGATCCGACTGTATCTTCGACTCAAAGATACGTCAAATACACAGCAAATGTGAAATTTGATGCGATCAGTCTGAAGTCTTCAGACTGTGCAGATTCAAGATATGATCTAGACATCAAGTATGAAGAATAGATGCATGAAGACTTCAGCTAGTTATTTGTTTGAGCTTCAGAAAATTCTTATAAAGCAGTCATTTGATTTTGCATTCGATTCAGAATAGTCAATGACATTGTTAACCAATCAAATGGTAAATTGAAAGGAACAAAACGAAAGATATGTTTGAAGAAGCTGAAAAGAAGTTTTCCGATGGTAAGTATGGTGACGTAGTAGTCATGCCAAAAGACAAATTGAAAGTGCTATTGAAGTTCGCAAAAACTTTTGATACGTATGACATTGACAATGATGATGGCATCTTAGTCTTAAAATACAAACCAAAGACTGCGATCTGGTATAGAGATGTAAAACAGATCTGGTATAGAGGTGTAAAACCTTGGAATTTTGCTAGAGAGGTTCTATGCAAAGCATATGATTTGTCTGCATCTTCATCAAGATTGACTCTATTTGAACAATCAGGTAAGTCTTTCGAAGCTAGATTTGTATGCAGTGATCGCAAAGACGAGTCAGACAGCTTTGAAGAGTATAAAGCCAGATATAGATATGACGATTTGCATCCTTGCATCAAAGTCTGGAATCGGAAGACATATGCTATATATGAAGTTGAATGTGAAGACTGAGAATCATACAAGAATTTGCAGCCTTGTAGAAGACTGCAGCTTCCATTGGCAACATAATGTAGAAAGGGTTGGCAATGAGTAGAAACATCGAGAATCTGACTATGTCAGACCATCCGTTCAGCAGATGCATCTGGTTCTGGTGGCAGAAGCCCAAGAAAATGTCAGATGAAGACTTTGCTTCTGTACTGTCATCTCTGACAGAACAAGCATTGACATTGAGACAGATTCAAGACATTGTCGGTTCTGGTCTGAGATACGCTAACAAATTTGCTTGTCAGATCTTAAGAGAAGATAGACTAGATGATTACGCGTATTCAGACCAGACTTTTTACTGGTATGAAGACTTCAGTCAGCTGCTGTTGCCAGAACCAGATCTAGTCTGTAATCTAGCATCTGATTCGGATCAAGTCAATCATCCGAAGCACTATGCTGCAAACAAGCCATTCGAATGCATAGAGCTTGCTGACAAGTATTCGTTCGCTTTGGGAAACGCTATAAAGTATGCATTCAGATATGAAGACAAAGACAGACCAGTTGAAGACTTGAAGAAAGCTAGCTGGTACATTCGATATGCTATAGATCATGATGATCGGTTCTTGGAGCCAATAGACTGGCATGACGAAGATCTGTGCAATTCTTACATCGACATTCTTCAGAATGCAGAGAAGAACAAGAACATGCAGCAGTTCTGGAAGCATTTCAAGAACGGTGAGACAGACTCGTGTCTGAATGATCTTGAACAAAGAATAGCAGAACTGCAGAAAAAAGCTTAGTCAAATTTGTTTGCGGCATCGACTAGACTGATAGAAAGCTGCAACTATGACATAAGCGAGCATGACTATGCCAAGATAGCTCAGTTTGGAAATGTCAAACTTAAAAGCGTCTTTGCATCTCGTCAATAGACAGCGTCAAAATGGACAGCAATGAATACGGCAACAGCTTTGTCTTAGACCTCAACAAACTGTAAGACAGTCCTCGTTCAATTTTACATTTGATCATGAATAGTATATAATATTATTAACCAAATAAATGGTAAAACGAAAGGAATGAAGATGACCGAGCAAGAATTCAATATCAGGTGCTACATATTGCAACTAAGACTGGACAAGAAGACAGACAGTCGTTTAGATACTGAGAAAGCTGTAAGCTTCTTGTTAGACAGAGATTCTGAATCGAAGTCTGCATTCGTAGGAATGGAATGACGATGCACAAAGACGTATTGCTGAAGAAAGACAATGCCTATACTAGGATCTATGGCATCTATGACAACACGAAAGCCTATGAAATGTATGCAGACTTGATCAGTCTTGGCTATATTGACTGCGGTGACTTAGCATCAGGCTATGGTATTGGAGACTTGCTATAGGCAAGGCTATAGACAGACTTGTTTCAGGTGCTTTCTGTCGATTTTGCCTTCGATCAGAACAACATATACTAGCCAATCAAAGAATCAAACGTATCGATCCTGACAAGCAATCAGTACAGTATATTTTAAGGAGCAGATCATGAATAAGCCGAAAGTCAAGCTGGTCGGTCAAAACGGCAACATCTTCAACATTCTAGGCATTGCGTCTAGAGCTCTGAAAGAGGCTGGATATGCTGATGAAGCCAAAGAAATGCAGACAAAAGTCTTTGCTTCAGATTCGTACGAAGAGGCTCTTGCTATTGTCTTGCAATATGTAGACGAAGGTGACGAAGCTGACGATGATGACGAAGCTGACGATGATGAAGAATGCGAATGTGAAGAATGCGGCATTACTATTGATATTGATGACTACGAATACTATGGCGGTCTATGTGAAGAATGCTATGAGAATGGATCTATGTAGCAGCAAAAGCATCAGATCATTGTCGAGCTTGTTCTGATTCAGACGATTCTCCTGTAATTTTACATTTGATTTAGAATAGTATATAATATATATATAATTCAAAATGTAAACAACATTCTATGAAAGGAACTGATTAAGATGACTTACGGTGATTACGATCCAAGACATGACGGTCCAGTCTTCAATTCTGTAGACGAATACAGGAAGTACGAAGAAGAAGAGCGTCGCAAGCAGAATAGTAGAGCTTGTGGTGCTATCATTCTCGTTTGGCTTCTGCTTCCAATTCTTATCTTTATCGGAAAGAAGAAGAACGTCGATCCAAAGCTTATCGAAGAGGCTAAGAGCTTCTGGCTTATGATTTCAATCGGTCTAGGTATGGCAGCTATCTATGGCATCTTTCTTCTTATCTACCTTAGCGAGTAATTGTAGAAGTTACGACGTTAATCTCTGTGAATCTGAAATGTTTTGTATTATAAATTATCCATATAATGCATTTCGTTAACACAGAGATATCAAAGAATGTCTTCTAGAATATACTGAGAATCTTTGCTATATTGTATAGTATGTAAGAACAGCGTGAATTTTCACAGATTTCTTCTAAGAAACGACTGCTATTTGATAGAATATAATTATATGGTCAAAGTATTCAATCAAGTCACAGAATGGATCTAGAATGGACGAGAAACCGCTTTTCAGTACTCGTTGGTACGACATCATCGATGATGATGACATGCTTGTTGTCAAGCAAAGAGAATTAGATGCCCCTGAAGAAGCTCCAGCTATAGACATCGAAGGCAACGACATCGTGTCTATCACATACGGAGTCCAGTATTTCACTGACATTGAAGAGCTGAAAGAGTTTGAGAAGCTTGTAGGTGAGGCTATCAGTGAGGCTAACGAGATAGAGCAGTGGCTGCATTCAGACGAAGCTAAGACTGCCTCAGTCAAGAAAGCTTCTGACTGGGAACCCGTCGGTGGGTGGTTTGAGAAGAGGACACCTGAAGGTTACATGCAAGTATGGCAAGAGTCAGATTTTGACGAAGACTACTATGCTGCAGATGTCGTATTCGCAGATGGTCAGCAGATGCACATAAGCAACGCTGGCGATACTTTGGAAGAAGCTGAAGCTACAGCTGAAGACGCTTTGCTGAATGAGAATGTCACAGCTGCTAAGTTTGCAGAACCTGAAGACGTACCAGAATACAGTGGTACGAATGGCGAATTCGATCATGATCCAATCAGACAAGGTTCTGCTAAGACAGCTGACTGGTGCGAATACGAAGCTAGAGACATGAAGAAGTCGATCTACGATCAGCCAGATGTTCTAGCTTGTGACGATACTGAAATCAGAGATCCAAAAGATGCTGTACTGCACAAGCATGCTAGCAAGACAGTTGTTGCTGCTATAACAGATGTGTATTATGAGCCGATTGAAGCTGGAGATGTTCTAGAAGAGTCTTCTGAAGACGGAGAGCCTATTGACAAGTTCTATGATGTGATCGATGTCAAGAATGGTCTGGTCATCGTAGAAGATGAAGACGGAGACAAGCAGATGCTGTCTCAGGCTGAAATCGATGACAGAGGCTTGTTCAAGAATGCAGAAGCGTCTGATGAAGCTAGAAAAGAACGTGGCGAATATACAGACGAAGAGCTCCAGTCTTTTCAGGATGAAGCAGACTATGACGCTTGGAGAGATAGAGACATCTAGACAGAACTGACATGACTGAAACCGTCCTGGGCATGACGAAAAACTGTCCATTTCTCATATCTGAAAGAAGAGGACTATGATCGAAGAGGATCAAGACAGACATGTGCCATCGAGCTGGCAGTACAGAGATGTCGATGTAGACATTGACGATCCAGACACCAGACGACTGATAGACGAATACAGAAAGCCAAAGACTAAGCAAGACAGAATCAAGTCTGTCAGAGCGGAACGAAAAAAGGAAAGGCATGAAGCTCAGCAGATAGATCTGCAAGTGTTGCAGCATCTGAAACGGACGACCGACTATCTTGAACAAGATGTCAGACTGCCAAGGCCAGACGCTTGCTTGCTATGCAAAGAGTCGTTCGAAAATGTCAGCTATCATGCTAAGGGTCTGTGTGAGACATGCTACTGGAAGTACAAGAAGCTGTGCAAGCTAGATCCAGACCTTGCCATGCATAAGTCTACTGCTAATTAAGCTGTCTTAGACAATAATCTATATACGATAGAATCAGACTATATCTTCAGAGTTACGACGTTGTTCTCTGTGATACTCAGATATCCTATATGGATAATTATATACCTATACATTTTCGTAAACACAGAGATAAACGTCGTAACTCTCATTTTCTTTCATTCTTGATTTTTTACATTTGATTTAGAATGGTATATAATATTATTAACCAATCAAATGGTAAACAAAATGAAAGGGATAGAAATGACTGGCAATCTGAAGAAAGACTTCAAAACGATAGATGACATGCTCGCTAGCCTTGAGAAGTCAAGACTCGATGCAGAGAATAATCTGAAACTGAACACATTTGCACGAAAACTAGTTGCGAACTTAGACGCTGTACAGATGCAAGATCTGTTGCCACATGTCAAGTACGTCAGTTCTAATTGGTATGTAGAATTCAGAACAGACACAGTCGATTCTGCTGAGAAGCTGCAACGTCTTATAGAAGAAGCGGTGAATCATAAGATGTCTTCGGAAGGTTCTAAAATCTTGCATTTCGATCTTGATTTCGGTCCAGCAGACAGCTTCACATTCATATCTGGCAAGAAGATTCCCGCTACTTCTATTAGCTGGTCTTTTCTTACAGAATATGATGGAGTGCATGTTGTTGTCATGGTATCGGCTAAAGAGATCGTCAAGGTCAGCAATTCTAGTTTGTCTAAGACTTCTGACAGCAAACTGTTCGACACTGTCATGTTCAAGGCATTTGTAGACATTGCTAGAGATGCAGGTCTTTCTACAGAACAAGCTAAGAAGATGTTCGAATCTATGTCTGCAGTATTCGACGTCAAGATGAGGGAGGATGACTGACATGCGCAAGATCGAAATTGCATTGCATCAGATCGAAAAGGGCGATATCGTCAAGTGGAAAGCTGTCAATGTAGATGCTCATGGTATGCCAGCATGGAATGACTGCATAGACGAATATGAGTCTGAAGTCGTAGAACTGAATGGTCAGCTTGTGTTGAAAGACACTCACATCAAGATCGACAGGCTTGCAGGAATGTCATTCGATCAGTCTGACATTGTCCAGGGAGCTGTCTTCATCAAAGCTTGGCGCAATGTCAGAGATTCAGTAGACGAATACTGGGACAGTCTTGCCAAGCACAAGAAAGAAAGTCGTGCTAACAAATGCACATTCTATGTGTCTGAACGTCATCGTACTTGGTATGTGACAGCAGATGGCAGATGGTGCTGTATTGCTGCGTCTTCTGGCCCGACTATGTCTAATACGATACAGAAGAATCTAGCTTTTCTAGACCATGTGCCGAAAGGCGAAGGAAAGATGACTAGGATAGACATCGACTTTGATGAGTATCTATAGAAAGCTAAAGCCCTAGATGCTAAGTCTAGGGCTTTTTCTATGTTCTAGTCTGTTTTTCTATATACAATAGAATCTCAGTATATTCTAGAGATTACGACGTTAATCTCTGTGAACCTCTGATATCCTATATGGATAATTTATAATACCAAAAATTTCAGATTCACAGAGATAAACGTCGTAATGGTTTAGAGATTCACGCTACGCTTATAGCCATCAATAAATTTGTCAGCCGCATATTGAGGCAGCATATCTTCAGATGAGATATAGAAGACTGAGAAGAATTTGCCAATAGAGTGCGCCTCTTCATCACGATACATAAGGCATTTGCACGACTTGTCAAAAAGCGGCCAGCAAAGGTCACCAATGACTCCATCATTAAACCTAACTCTGATGCCATGTATGGCTCCAGACTTAGCATAAGTCTTTGACACCAATGCAACTAGCTTCTCTTCCTTAAGCTTGTCAACAGTCTTGTCAAGGTCAAAGCCGGCGTCAATGCCAAGCTTTAGCTTACGCAACTCTTGGTTGACAAAATTGCATAAAGTGTGTGCACTATCATAAAGAGTGTTCATTGTGATTTCTTCATGCAAGCCTGTGCCACACACATTCTTAAATGCATATGAGACCTGTTGGTAACCATAATCATCTATAAATGGCGTGATGTACACTGTTGTCTCATCTGGATATTTAGCTTCGACAAAATCTGAATTGTCTTCAGTCTTCATATCCACACATGCCTCTTTATGATATCTCTTCATATCTTTGACGATATCATTTAGGTCAATAAAATTATATGACATGATTTCTCCTTTATATTTTATCATTTTTAATGATAATTATATTATATACCATATTTTATAAAATGTAAACCCAGGAGTCTCATATTTTTAGTCGACATATAAGCTTAGCATGTGTGAAGACTATCTTCATTAAAACACAATCATATGAGAAGAGGCATTACATCTCAGGAATTACGACGTCAATCTCTGTTGATTTAGAAATACAAAGATCAATAATTATATACATATCTTTAAGTCAATAGAGACAAACGTCGTAACACGTCATTGGCTCTTCATAAGATGTCTTCTAACTACGCTTCAATGAAAGTCTCCTCGTCGTTGAAGAAGTCGTTAAGCAGCAGAAGCTGAGCATCTCCTTCAAAGATGTCCATGTTTGCCTTGTCATCTGCAAAGACAAGAGTACGAATATCAGGATTGAACTTGAGCTTGTACTTGTCAGAGATTTCACCACAGAGACGACCATTCTTGCAAAAGATGTTCTTGATGAAACGCATAGCCTTATGGGGCATGAGCTTGCGGAATTCGATGACGCTAGGATACCAACCACTGCCTTCAGGAATGCAGAACCATCCATCTTTGCTGATGCTATGCATGCTGCTCATGACTTCCTCATTAACATTTATTATTGTTAATGATATTATATACTATCTTTTAATAAATGTAAACTTAAGAAGTCAATCTTTTTCTAAGACATATATGCAAGCGCCTTCTGTAAGAACACTATTGCTTGGCATGAAATCGCTAGTCAGAATACGATGACCTTCATCTAGTTTGTCAGTCAAATTCTTTCCATTCAAGATCATGCTTGCTGTAGAACTCATCTACTAACCCTCTGTCTATCTCATCTCTGTCAAGCAAGTCCTTGACAGTTCTGTGCCATTGACCACTGTCTAGATCTGGAGTCCAAGCAGAAACGACTCTACTTCCTAGACGCTTAGATTTTCTAGTATTGAGTCCAAGCTTTTTGACATTCACAGTTTTGTCTTTTCTGTCTGTCAATTTATGAGGACTTCTATTCTTTTTGTCAAAGATAGAGATAGGGTTATTGTTGTCTTTATGACACCAATACCAGTCTGCATTGAGAAGTCTTTTGACTAGTACGATCTCCATTTCACTGTACTCAGTCTCTCTGACAGCTTCTACTTCTTCGAACTTTCCATTGTTCTTGACCCAGTCATTGCAAGAATAATACAGTTCTAGATATGGTCCGTACAGATCTGACTTCCTAGTCTTAACAAGATAGTCTTCGACTTCTTTGTCTTTCAGAAGCCTTATGCCAGCAATCCTTCTAGTATCCCATTCTTCATACGAATTCAAGAAGTCGAAATTCGAGAATGAATACAAGACAGCTTTAGCTTTGCCTTCTACAGGGTCCATGTACAGCTTTCTAGCTTGAATGCTGCCTCTTCCAGTGACAAGCCCCATCAGATTAGACCAGCCCTTTCTAGCTTTCAGACTGTCACCCTTGTTCTCATCTGCAAAACCAGCTAGCCTTGTGACAGAATCATAAGCTACAGATCTAGAAGACGAACTATCGTTAGCTATGTCTTCAATAGAGAAAGTGAAATAGTCGTTGTCTGGAATGACAGACATCAAGTTCTCCATCCAAGAAGACTTTCCTACAGCTGCATCTCCAAGAAAGACATACATCCTGCTTCTGACACGACTGTCAGGAGTCAGCCAGGGCGCTGCCATAGCTTGTTTTAGATTAGCTAGACCATCTTCGCACCAAAGACCATAGATTCTATCTACTTCTGCAATGCCAGTATCGAATACGAGCTTTCCAGTCTTCAGATCTACTTCTAGCTTGTAGACTTTATTGTCATCTTCATCTTCTCTTATGATCTTGTCATCGACTCTTCTGAATATGACCGCATCGTTCTTGAATCTGAATTTTACGCCATCATGTATTGTGACAGCCAACTGTATTGCTAGATCTTTCAAAGCTCTTGGCAAAGAGTCTATGCTAGATCTTTGTGACACATAATATCTGTCAGAGAAGTCTCTGACTGCTACTCTGAAATCTGTGTCAGTGTCTTCTCTGACATGAACATAGTGCAAGTCATTCTTGTCACCAAAGCTAGAATTGAACTTTCTGAAAGATCTGCTTCTTTCTTTGAAGTCTTGAATGTACAGATTGTCTTCTTCGTCTTTGTAGAAGAAGCCAGTGACAATGTCAGCTATCGCTCTCTTGTATCCTACAGCAAGCTTAGACTGGCTTTCTAGTATCGTTCCATAGTCATCAAGCTTGACAGTGTCTAAGAACTTGACAATGTCTTCGTATCTAGACTCTTCTTTGACATCTAGACTAGAAAGAATGCTTTTGCATCTCTGTATTCTTTCTGTTTTACTTTCTTTCAATTCTGATATATAATGCATATATAAATCCTTTCTATGTTGTGATTTATGACAAGCTTGCAATACTGTGAATATTGCAAGCTTTTTTCTATTCTGATTGCATTCTATTGTCTAGAAAGTCTCTGACATCAGAATAGAATGCTTTGTAGCCTCTTCTGCCTTTAGAAGCATACAAGACAGGCGTATGCTTGCCAGGCTCTCCATTGATCTTGTCTTTCAAGAACTGATTGACTACCCAAACATTTGGCTTGTTCATAGCTTCTGCTATCTGACGAACAGATACGAGCATGAACCAGTCTCTGTCTACAATTTCTTGAATGTCTGTCATGAAAGACTCCTATCTATTGTTTTTATATATGATAATTATATATCAAATGATTTATGATGTAAAATCAAAAAAAGACAAAGAATTCTAAATAGCACAACATTTTGTAATCATTCATAATCAAAAATCGATTACATTTTGACTTTGTAATCAAAAAATTCGATTACATTTTGACTTTGTAATCAAAAATTCTATTACATTTTGACTCGTTGTTCTAGTTTTTGATTGCATTTTGACTTTGTAATCAAAAATTCGATTACATTTTGACTTTCGATTACATTTCGATTACACTAGAAAGATAATCAAGAGAATACTTGACTATACTTTGTAATCATGTAATCAATATTTTTTAATAAAAAAAATATAAATATATGATATATATAAATATATATTTTTTTTTGATTACATTATTACAAGCTCATTTTCTAAGCTTCATCACAGATTCTAAGCAATTCTAGACTGAAATTTGATACAATAACATATAGGTATCATATTCAGCCATAACAGAAAGACTGAGACAAAGACTATGGTGTCAAAAAGACAGCAAGACAAAGCTTTTGCTAAAGCTAGACAGAGTCTAGAACAGGCAGACTCTGAACTGAATCCAGATGTAGAGCCACTGATTCAAGACTCAGAACAAAAAGCTGATTCTGTACAAGAACAGGAACAAGAGCTAGTAGAAGCATACAAGCTTGGTGCTGGTACAGACATAGTGACAGTCATGGGTCATGAAGTCAGATATCATGTACTGAACATGAAGCAAGAGCTTCAAGCACACAGTCTATGCAAGTCTATGAAAGACACAGATGCTTATTCTATGGCTCTTCAGACAGCATACTTTGCACTAGCAGTAGACTCTATAGACGGAGAACAGTTCTACGCATCTATAGTAGAGAATGCTACAGAACCGTCTGAACGATGGAAAGCTGCACTGAAATACTACAGACCATTCATAGAGGCTTTCTTTGAGAAGTACGCTGAGTTCAGAAACGAACAGAATGAGAAGCTAGAACGCTTGGGAAAATGATGATGCAGGGTCTGTCAGACAGTACTGTGTCAAAGCTAGTCAGAATACGGTTATCTGGAGCACAAGACAGGACAGACCTTGCACTCATGACATCAGCTTGGCTTGACAAGCAAGAAGAGAGAGCTAGAAGCAAAGACACGCTTGAGCTTGTCAAGAGACTTCAGCTGTTCAGCAATCCAGACTTGTACAGAGAGATATACAAAGACGAGATCAAGCAAGCTAAAGAAGAGAAGCTTAAGTCTATAGCTCCAGAAGACATAGACCTTGACAAAGTCAACGAGCTTCTGAAGAACTTCAAGATAGCATAGCGCATGACAGAGAAAGATTAGTAGAATGTTTGACAGAGATGACATGTCAGTGTTCTCAGATGAGAGACTGTCAGATGCTATAGCTTCTGGCTTGAAGAAGTTCTACGAAGACAGTGTCCAGGGCATGCAAGATAGTGAGACAGCTGGAGACTGGATGATGAACAGTCTTGCTTACAGTTCTGCTGCTACTGGAAACATTCAAGACACTAAAGCCGCCCAATCATTGCTAGCAGACATAGCTGAGTCTCAGAAGCAGATGCTTGTACTAGCTAGAGCATATGATCAGCAGACAGCTGAAATGAGACGCAGACAGTATCAGTATGGTGACTACGAGACAGACGAGAACGGAAATAGAGTCTGGACTCCAAGATCTGACAGGCAGTCTGACGAAGTAGACTACGCTGCTGAGAATGAAGTCATGGCTGCTAGAAGAAAAGCTGATCCAGCTAAGCCGATGACAAACTATGAAGAGTCTGCAGGTGCAAGACAGTTCTTGTCAGACATTGGCTGGAACAAAGCTGCTAGAAATGTAGCTATGGTTGCTGGTGAGATGGACCAGAAGACTAGAGCTTTCAATACGGTCAAAGACTTCTTTGGAATTGGCAAAGACAAGACAGCTGATTCTGCAAGCAATGAAGCTAAGAAAGCTTCAGCTGCCAGATCTGATACTGATTCTGCAGGCGCAGCATTCCAAGTGTCGTTGCTTGCAAATCGACAGACAAAGACTGGTGACTATGACAAGTCTGTGAACAGAGTATTGAGACGACTGCAAGACTTCGAAGCTAAGAATGTCACTATACGAGCTTCAAACGCAGTGCTTGACTCGGATTCGTTCTTTGACTCTAATCCAAATTCTGTCATTCAAGACATAGCTTCTGTACCGTTTGACATCGACACTAAGTCTTCAGAATCGTATAGAGGTGCATCTGTATCGCAGACACCTGAAGGAGTGCAGCAAAAGACACCTGGTGTTGCTAGCCAGATAGCTGGACAGGTAGTCGAGAATGTGGCTGGAAAAGCGATTGGCAACGCTATGTCTAAAGCTGCTACCGGTGCTGCTACAGGTGCTACTGCTACTGCAGGTGCTGCTGGAGGCATAGGCGGCATTGCAAGTGGCATTCTGACAAAGCTTGGTGGTCCAGCTGCTCTTATTGGCGTTGGTCTTACAGCAGCCCAAAAAGTAAGAGATGTTGCTTGGCAAGCTAAAGAAGCTGGTGCTCTGCAAGGCGATGGCTACATTGAAGGCGGAAAGCAGCTTGCACAAAACAAGCTTCAGGATGTCAAGAAGATGCTCGGCATGACCAACGTCTCTGGCAATGACTTGCAGAACATGCGAAAAAGATCGTCTGCTATGGGATTCGACATAGAGTCTGAAGCAGGACAGAACTCTCTGAAAGTTCAGGAATATGCTCAAGAGAATGGCATGGATGCAGAAGCTGCAGCTACATTCACAAGGTCTATGCTTCAAGCTGGAGCCTCTACTGAAGAAGCTAATGAGCAGATCAAGAATCTGAAGAACAATGCTAAAGAACTGGGCACAGATTTCAAGAATCTTGCTAGTCAGACAGCTCAGACTACAAATCAGATAGACAGGCTGATAGGTGGAGACAATGCTGCAGAACATGCTGCGAAATCTAGCAAAGAGATTGCCGAACAGAACAAAGAAGCTGGATTAGAGCAGTCTGAAGGGGCTGGAAAGTTTGCACAGTCTAGCTATGCTCAGTATGCAGCTATGCTTATGGCAAATGAACGTGGTGACTCTATCTACAATGCTATGACACCTGAAATGGCTTCTGCATATCTGAATGACAATGGTCTGATGGATGATGCAAGAGCTATGATGGCTGGTACGATGACGACATTGTCTGGCGGTGGAGAAGCTGGTGGCAAAGATTCAGAAGCTATACAGCGCTACTTGCTGAATGAGATGGGAGTCGATTCTACTAATATGAAGAAGACTCAAGCTTGGGCAGATCAGCAACAAGACATTTCTGGCAACATCGACATCACGATCAAGACAGACGACAATCTGTCTGCTGAAGTCGAAAAGAAAGTCACTAAGAAGAAGGCAGAGGTAGGTTCTGCTCGATTCACAGACATTCTAAACCAGCAAAGACAGACACTGTGGTGACAAGTTACGACGTTTATCTCTGTGAACCTAGAAATATGAAGATATATAATTATCCATATATGATATGAAAGGTTCATAGAGATAAACCTCGTAACTCTGAGAACCATTCTAGAATCATCCTTAATATAGATATAGACAAGAAAGGCAGAAAGATGACGTTCACCATATCGTCTGGTACGATGTCGTATACTCTGCCATTGGACCCTCAGCACTATACGTATCAGATCAAGCCACGATATGGAGTCCAGAAGACTTTGGGTGGTCAAGTAGTCCAGCTGCTTGGATACTCAGTCTCAGGATCGTTCTCTGGCATAATGCACAATCACATGGTCAGCAAGCAAGGTGCTTGGAATGACATGTACATGTTCAGCAGATTCATGACAGATCTGATGAAGAACCAGCAGCAGGGCTTGCAGAGTCATGTGTACTGGCTTGAAGAGGGGTATGACTGGGACTGCGCTCTTGGAGACTTGCAGATATCTGAATCGATAGAGACTACTGGCTTGCAATACGAGCTGCCATTCTTCAGAGTCTCTAAGAGCATCTTGAAGAATGCGTCAGAACGAGCCAATGTCATGAGCAAGCTTCTAGAAGAGATAGGGTTTGACAGCAAGTCATATCATGGTGGTGAAGGCAAAGATGCTCTGTTGCAGAGAGGCGACATTAAGATAACTGGCTTTAGCGGATATGGAGCGACAGTAGACAGTTCTGCTTCTACAGACGATGTCAAGCTCAGCTCTGACTCTTCAATCAAAGAGCTTCAGGAATACGCTCATAGCAGAGTACTTGCTATGGGTTGGGCAGAGCAAGACTTCCAAGACCTTGTCAAGCTTTGGAACAGAGAGTCTTCATGGCAGTGGAATGCCACGAATCCGAGTTCTGGTGCATATGGCATACCGCAGTCCCTTCCTGCATCGAAAATGCAGTCTGCAGGTTCAGACTGGAAGACTAATCCGAAGACTCAGATCAACTGGGGCCTTGACTATATCAGACAGAGGTATGGAAGCCCATCAAAAGCTTGGGCTCACTCAGAACAGACTGGCTGGTACTAGACATGGCATGCATACTATCATCCTCAAAAGTCTGGCTAGAGCTGCTAGTAAGGTCTTGGAATACGACTTTGCAGTCTTCAGCCTCACCGATATATGCGCAGAACCATACTTGGTTTGAAGCTTGGAAGCCAGCGCAAGACGGTCTTTCAGTCGTCATAAGACAGCCATCTGTCAAAGCTCAGTACTATGCACTGATGTGCTTGCAAAGATGGATGCAAGGAAATGAGATACTGCATCTGAATTGGCCAGAACGAAACATAGACTACGATGTCATCATCACTTCTGCTACATTGCAGAAAGACTACGACACTATCATGCAAGATGTGACAGTGCAGTTCTTCTGCCTTACTAATGCATTCCAAGACACAAGAGTGTCTTTCAGCTATTCGTCTACAGCATTAGACATGTATCTGACAGATCTGATAGACGTAGACATAGATGGAGTATCTGCAGCTGAGAAGGCTAAGCAAGAGCAATCTGAAGTCGATTCGTTCATAGCAAACAGAAAGCAGTTCAAGAACACTATCGTCACGTTCAACAAAGATGGCTCTATCAATATAGATGTGAAAGTCAAGATGAGCTACTATGCCACTACATACAGATACAGACTGTTCTTGACATATGACATGATGAAGCATCTTGAGAAGGGTGACAATACTAAGACATATCTTGACAGCCTTGTAGCAAACGGTCAAGCATCACTGACAAGCGTCAGGCACAGCAAGGTAGAATAGGCATTCAGAAAGAACAGGCAGCAATGACATCTGCAAACATTACAGAAGCATACTATTCTTCTGTCTCTGTAATAGTAGACACTATATCTCAAGGTGTCATAGACATATCTGAAGACGTGCAATCTTGTTCTGTCAACAGACAGGTCAATGGCGCATCTTCTGCTACTATCACTCTGACAAACTATTCTTCATACAAGAATGGTAGATACAATGGCTTACTGCATATTGGTGACAGAGTGCATGTGGCTTTCATCAAAGACTCATTCTCTATAGATCAGCTTACTGGCAAGATAGCTCAAGTCCCAGTCATAGCTTTCAATGAAGGAAGCTTCACATTCACAGTCTATGATGTCATTCATGATCTGAGCTACATATACTGGGATCCATATGCTGAAGACTCATTGGAACGCTACAGTCTAAATGCAGACAAGCTGATCAGATACGCAGAGCAAGAAGGCTATAACGATTCTGGTATAGGCATTGCACTGAAAGACTTTTTGTCTGCTGATGACGGTGTATGTCATCTGCCAAAAGACGCTGTCAAGATAGCTAAGTTCCCAGATACTTCTGAGACAATGCAGAACATAGTCAACGCTGCAATGCAGAATGCTGACAAGACAAGCATAGACCAGTCTGCAGAAGAACTGTATGTGATGCTGTTCGGTGGTCATTCTTCATCGTCACAAGCGTCAAGCACAGATCAGAAAGACGATTCTAAGTACAATTGGCTGCTCGAGTCTAATATAAGTGGCAAGAGGCTTGCAGCAATCACAGCAAAACTGTTCATGTGGTCTAAGGTAGACACTAATTCTACAGAATGGGACAAGAACATACAGTTCAAAGACAATGGCAAATGGAGAAGCTGGCATCTTCATGACAATGACTACCATTCTGGACTGTACGGTCTGTCTAGAACTCAGATGATAGATTTCGCAAAGTACAATGGCGAAGCTATGCTAGCAGACAAGAAGACTCAAGACAAGGCTATTGCAGGTGTCTATGACAATCTAAGCAAGAAAAGCGCATACCATGCTATCTGGCAATACTTCAACGGCTGGGTGCTAGACTACGATGACAAGGACAACATCAAGTACGGAAAGCATTCTAAATTCAAAGTTGGCACTCATGAGATGAAGACTGTCGACGAATGGAAGAGCTTCGTCAATAGAGCTGCAGACGAAGTCTCTAACAACGTCAAAGACAGCGGCAAAGACAAGAAGCAGCAGGAAACTAAGAAGACAAAGTCTGACAAGAACAAAGACAACAAATACGTCAATGGCTTCGGGTCATGGTGCGATTCTAAAGTTGGACAGCATATAGATGCCGATGGTGCTTATGGTGCTCAATGCTGGGATCTATGGATAGCGTACTATAGAGACTTTCTGAAACTTGATTTCAGTCAATGGGTAAGGCAATCTGAAACTGGCAATGAAGGGTATGCTAGATCATTTCCTGGCAACAACTATCTTGCTAGCCAGTTCGAGAAGATCACAGACTTTTCTAAGCTTCAAGCTGGCGATGTCATATTCTGGGGTCCAGGAATGGGGCATGTCGCTATCATATACGCTAAGACTGGAGACAACCAATATACGGTGTGTGAGCAGAATGCACCAGTTAATTCGCCTGTCAAGCTTACATCTGGTGTTGGCAACCCTAGAGGGGGACAGTACTTTGTAGCAGCTATCAGACCCAAAGTCATGGGTGGAGTTCCTGGTGCTACAAGCAGTTTACCTAGCTCTTCATCTAGTTCGTCAACTAGTTCAGAAGCAGATGATCTTGGTTTGAAGCTGTTCAAGTTCGTCAACTACATGACGCCATCAAATACTCCAGCTATCATAGAGTCGTATCTGCTCAAAGGCAGCGATACTGGTCTGAACATGGCTAATGACAAGCCAGCTATAGATTATGTAGACTCATGCTGCAAAGCGTCTATGCGAGCATATATGAGCTTGCCAGACGGGTCGTTTGCAGCATTCGTTCCAGACTGGTTTGGCAAGATGTTCCCAGACAGCAAATACCATAATGTCATAGACATACCAAGACACGAAGTGATGAAGTTCAAAGCAGACTTCGACAAATCTTCATATGTCTCGCACTTGTTCTTGACTACGAATGAAGCTCTGCCAGACCCATATGGTCTTGGAATCACGTCTGGTCTGAACGATCTGATGAAGCTTCTGACATCTTCTGGAACAGTGACTATGCAGTATCAGGGTGCGAATCTTCTGAAGCTGATGGACATATCGTCTACAGGCTTAGACCAGAACGATCCTGATGCTCTGAACAAGCTGATGCAGAGATGGGGAGTATCGGTCAAGCGAGAGTCTGACGAATACATTCAGAACGCTCAGCTGACAGCGATATCTGCACTGTACAGGTTTTTGCAGTATTGGGCTAACTGCTTCACATCGACTATGCAGCTGACATTCAGACCTGAAATCATGCCAGGTCTGAGACTGCATTTTGCTGATGCAGGCGTGACTCTGTATGTCAAGTCTGTTCAGCATAGCTGGAACGCTACTTCTGGTGGAACTACTAACGTGACTGTAGTATCTCCAGTCACAGATCAAGACAGAGCTGGAATTTCTGGTTCGTGACAAAATAAGGAGAACATAAATGAAATTGTTATTTCAATCGTAAGGCTCCAAAGTCATTCCACCAGTCTGGAAGAACTAAAAAGTTCACAGAAAGACTCAGAGAAATCTAGTCTCATGTGATATAATATAATTAATAAAAACGTTTTATCCGTATGAGAATGAGAGTCTGGCAATGGCAATAGTGTATAATTCGAAAGAAGATTCTGTCTTCCCTAGAGATATAGACCAGCATCTGCAAGTCCCCGCATCTCCTACAGTTGCTCGCCTGTCAGAAGCAGAAGCTCCAGACGACTATGGTCAGTCATATGCGACTAACACTCATTCTCATACAGATTTGCATCATGCTGAGAACAACGCTATAAAGAAGCTAGAGATGTCTGTCATATGCGATGACAGCATCAATGTCATACATGACCATTCAGACGAATGGAACGCAGACTATAATGACGAGCATTACAGACTGCATCCATCTAACAAGCATGGCAGACATCTTCTAGTGCAGAACAGTCATACGTTCACAGACCATAGCTATGCTACTACAGCTCAGGCGTCTAAGCCAGATTCTGATCTAGCAGGCATCCATCATTCTCTTGGAGACACAGACGGTCTTGGAGACTATCAAGCTGTGTCTGGCAAGCTATGGAAGAAGAAGAATCTTCCAGACGTTCCAGATTCTATGTTCGACAATCTGAACAAGCTTCCAGACAGATGGGATTCGACAGTCACTCCATATCCCGGTGACAATCTAGCAGACATCTTGGTCGCTCTGCTTGGAGTCTTGCATACTCACAACACTAAGCTTGACCAGTATGGAGACTCTATCGCTAAGATCAACAAGACTCTAGCAAGCTTGATCGAACATATCTGGGGCGATGTAAAGATCAATTCTGATGGCTCTATCAATTGGGGCAAGGGCACAAATATGCTCATTCCTCAGGGCGACTTGAACATCTTCTCTGGCGGTACTGCCGGTGACAATGTCTATTCCAATGCTATTCGTACTCGCAATACTGTCACTGACAACGATATCAGAACTAAGTAGTCTATCATGGCACTTCCAACAGATCCGAATCTCAAAGTCATAGGCGAATTTCGTACTGGCGAGAAGAAGAACACAGGAATAGGTCCCAGTGCTGCACCGACATCTTTCGGGCTTCCTGCTATCAGACCATACATTGTAACATATTGCAATACAGACTATGATGTGCTTTTGCGTGTATATTCAGATCTTTCTATCTATGCTAGCGTGTCTGGCAGAATATTTCAGAACAATGTCGTAATAGCCAACTATCCTGTAGCATTCTACATAAGCAAGTATGATTGGCGATGGGGCATAAATGGGAATGGCTTGTATACTATTCCTGCTGCTCAAAGAATGGCATCTGCAGTCATTCAAGTCACATTCCATCCTGGAAGCTTCAGCAATCCAAACTTTCTATGGAACATCGGTTCTGACTGGCAGTACATATGCAATCTGCAAGAACTTCAGTGGTCTTTGAACGATCAGCGAGATGCATATCTGTATGTCGGTGGCTGTGGCGAATATGGAGCAGACGACTACCTTTGGCCCAATCCGTTCAGGATTGTCATAAAAGGGATACGAGTACTTCTAGACTACTATCCATGGGCTGTAAGCGACAGCAGCAAGGTCTTTCAGTCTTGCAACAGGAATGGCGGCTTCAACAAGCGATACGAGCATGACAATTCTGCATGGATAGACAGGAAGAATTCTGAGAACGACCCTTCTAAGAACACTGTCTTCTACAGGCAGGGCTCGTCTTGGCTTCCAGCGAAGAAGATAGGCAAGAACACATGACACAGATCACCGCTGACTGGAAAGACGTCCAGCAAAAGGCCTATCGTCTTCTGATCGATAACAGCATAGAATGCGATGCAATATCGACATTCTCGATCTTGTGCACTTCTCATGGCGACAATGGCACTTACCAGACATATGTCAACAACAAGAGTCGAGTGACTAAAGACAATGCACCGTCTAAAGCTAACTGGTACTGCACATGCCCTTGGGGCAAGTGGTCTAACACAGGCAACAGACCGCATGATGGTCCAGACTCTACTGGAACTGTCAAAGTCCAGAACCGCTTCTGCTCGCATGCTTACGCTGCGTATCTGATGCTGTATCAGTACAGAAAGCTGCATAAAGAAGAGATGCAGAGGCAAAAAGAGCAAGACCAGAATCTCGACATTCAGCAAGACGGTCTTGAAGAACAGCAGACTGACAGTCAGCAAGACCAAGTTGAAGAAGAACAGGACTTGAATCCAGAAACAGAGCAGTATGCAGATCCAGAACAGCTTGAGAACGATCTGAATGCTCTTGCAGACGGCACAGAGTCAGAACAAGATGAATCTGATGGATTTGATGAATAGAATGTTCAACAATAGCTCTCTGCATATCCCAGAAATCATTCTTTGATACCTCAGAGAACTTCGCGTATCTTGTATGGATAATTTATAATACAGGCAATTTCAGGTTCACAGAGAACAACCTCGTAACTTCTAGGAAAGACTTCAAGAATGGGCTCCGCATTCATAAGCGATACGTACGTCAACGAGTACTATCAAGCAGCTGCTAAGCAGAAGAAGAAGACAGATCTAAAGACTAGAAGTCAGATCTGGCTGTCGCAGCCAAGAGAAGCAGATTCTAAAGTCGTAGAAGTACTGACATACAATTTTGCTTCTAGAGCTCCAATCAGCTCCATATCATTTGACATCTACTCAGTTGGCGCTCACTATGAGTTCTGGTACTGGGACTCTGACGGTACAAGACTTCCACTGATCAGAAATGACTACAATCAGATCATGTTCGAAGTCGAATCGAAAGAGAAATGGGACGAATGGACGCACTGGTCTTTCGATGTCTTGCCATGCGTAGCTACCAAGCTTGAAGTCAGAATGAGCAGGATACATGATGATCTTGCTCCTCAGTCTGTCTATTCTCTTGGTCTGAGAAAGCTAGCTATACGGCGTCAAGTCAATGCTAGAGCAGATGCTGCCCTGCCAATGAGACCGTCTAAAGACATTCTTGGAAATACGATATCTAAGACTGTCAAAGACTGGCAGCCTGCTATGATGATAGATGGCAAAGACTGGACATTCTGGAAGTCAGAGCCGCAGATCGCTCAGGATGCTGTAGTGTGCCTGTACATGGACATCAGAGACAAGTATGGTCAGCCACAGTATTTCGATTCGATAGACATCGACCCAGTATATGCTGGCTCTCAGATGAACGTCTACTATTCGAATGACGATACTGAAGGTGACAGAGATGTGCCGATGTGTGCATATGATTCTGTCATGACAGACATGTCATGGTCTTCAAGGACAGAAGATGACCAGAATCTGATCGGTCATTATGACATGCTGACGACTGCATCTAAGATGGCGTTTGACTTGAAGCAGACAGACATAGACTTGTCTGGAAGCTGGATGGTCGGCATGTCTTGGAGACCAGTACTGCCGCTGAAGAGCAACGATCAAGTCTTGTTCTCACTTGGTAAGAACTTCTATGTGAAGCAAGTCGGCAAGTCGTTCCAGTTCTGGTATCAGGATGCTGCTGGAATGAAGCACCTTGACTTGCCATTCCCAGATCTTGGTTCAGCTCTGAACAGTCAGTTCCCATCTGGCATAGCATATCTGAGAGGCAAGCGCAGAGGCGAGAACAGAGATACTGAGATCAGACTTGACTTTGGCATGGACAGGTCTGCAGAAGAAGTCCTCAGAATCAGGACTAGATTCATAGTCAAGAACTATGACACTGGAGAAGTCGTTGCAGACAAGTCTGTTCAGAAAGCGTTGAGGACGTCTGTACAGCTTTCGACTATCGTAGACGAGATTCCGAAGGGATTTGTCGTAAATCAGAATTCGAAAGCAGAGGACAAAGACAAGACTGTAGCTCTGATCAATTCTGGCACAGAAGTCAGAATACCTTCGCAGAAGTCTTGGGACATTCCATTGAAAGACATGTCAGATCTGCTAGACTTGTCTTCAGCTGAAGATGACTACGATATCACGGTGACTCTGAACTACAGGACAGATGAAGACTATGATGATGGTGGAAGACTTGCTGTGTATGAAAGCGATCCACCGAAGAACCAGACATGGTGGAACAATGGAGAGAACAGGTCTGCATCTCATCTGTCAATAGACAGCACTACACTGTATACTAACTACTTTGACAATCCGAAGTTCGTGACATCTGGTTCATGGAAGCCAGAAGACGTATCTGGCAATGGAACTTATGCCATGACTGGCAACAGTCTTGCACTGACTGGCAAGATTCGAGTCAGAAATGTTCACAAGCTTGGCACTGAGATGCCAGGAACTGTCAGATACGTCTTTTCTGCTGTTCCGACATTCTCTGGCACAGTCAACTGGTACAAAGACTATGGTCTGTATGTCTATGACGGCAACAAAGAAGAATACTTAGCATTCTCTTCTGGCGCTATCGCGTCTGGCAAGCGAGTCACACTTGAATTCAACGCTCCAGCAGAAGCTAGACTTCTAGCGTTTGGCTTTGTCGGTGGTGGAGACGGTCAGACTGTGACATGGTCTAAGCCCATGATCTGTACTGCAAGAGACTGGGAGTCTATGCAGACTGACAACATAGACTACTTTGACGGTTCTACTTATGCTTCAAGTCTTGCATTGCTGCCAAGATACAACAAAGAGCTGAATCTGAACAGGTTGCTTGATCTTGAGAAGCCAGCACTTGGTGACATCTCTATGCCAAGCTCTATAGATGGAGTTCAGTTCAGCAAAAGACCATTTGCTGGCAACATATCGCTATTGAAGCCGTTCTTGAACAGATATGACGAGCATGCGATATCTGACTGGATATGGTGCAAGGGCGGTACATGTCTTGCATTCGAATTCTATGTCAAGTCTGTCAATGGCTTTCCAGACATTCAGCCAGTCATCATAGACGGTGCTAGTGTGATTGTCTGGCCAGACAGATACCAGAAGACTGAGACTTCTGATGGCTGGTGGAAAGTCTTAGCTAGAGTCACAGTGCCATTCGATCATGACGCTGAATACATGAGCGTAGGCCTGTATGAGAGAAGTACTGTGTCTCATACATTCTATGGCGATCTTCATGTCTATGACAATTCTGACTCTTTCGAAGACAGGCCGAAGTACAACACTGTCAGAATATCTAAGCACATTTCGAAGAAGATGACTTCTGCATCTCTTGACGACATCGTAGTCAGAGTGTCGAATTCTTCAAAAGCTTTCATGTATGTCAGTTCATGTTCTGTAAATGCAGACGCGTCTAAAGTCGCATCTATAGCAGACACAACTTCATACGTCGGTTCTGTGCAGGGAAGACTAGAATCGTTCGTCATGAAGCAAGATGCTTTGCCAAAAGACATGACGAATGCAGATGGAGCTTACAAAGACAAGTTCTTGGCAAATCCTGACAGGTATGTGTCACCAGATGCATATGACATGTCATCTACTCTTGCTAATAGCCTTGTCTATGGTCGATTCAAAGATGAAGACGTTATCAGAGGTGGAATAGCAGACAGTTGGTACGATGCTAAAGAATGGTCTCCGCTGATGATGGGGCAGAAGCTAGCAAAGACTAAGTATGTGGCGTCAATACCAGTAGAGGCTAAGTACGTCAAGCTAGAGTTCACTCAGCTTACAGCTGTGCAGTATCCGATTGAAGCTGCAGACATCAAGTCTTCATACAGAGTCTTTCCGACTGACTTGACAGCAGAAATGCTGAAGAGGGTGCAAGCAGATGCATCTGTCAAGAACAACAAGCAGACTCATGCGAACGGATACAATTCTGCCCTGACAACTACGCAACAGAACTACTACAAGTCTATAGACCTGTCAAATCCATCTGAAGCATTCCAAGCTAAGCAAGACTTGTATTCTAACGATCTCGATGCAGAAGTAGACAACACTGCTAATCCAATCGGATATCTGCCAAACATAGGTTCAGACATAATAGGAGCTCAAGCTTCAGAATACACGTCTACTGCTTTGTATAATGGCCAGCAGATGAATTCGATATCTTCAAACGAGACGAGTACGAAGCTGAGCTTGCTTGCTAGAATGAATGCTCAGTACCAGATCTATACTGCACAAGCCTCTGAGTCTTTGTTAGCACTGTCTGACCAGTATGGTCTTGAAGACTGGAAGATTCTGCTTGATGACAATGGCTATGTGCAAGACAATTCAGACAAGTCAGCTTCTTCAGGCAGAATACCTGGATACTGGCTGTTCCCAGGTCAGCAGCTAAGCTATTCTGCTGCAAACATGAAGCAGATAACTTCGACATCTAAAGTCGATGTAGTACAGAAGACTTCTACTTCTCAAGCTATAACGACAGTGGCAGACACTAGAACTACTAAGCCAGTTCTGAATGTCATCGGTCAGAAGTACTTCTCGTATCCGATGGTCCATTACTATGAGACTAGAACTGCGACAAGGACTCAGTCTATAGCATACTTCGTAGCTATACGAGAGCTGTCTGTCAACTTGATCGACTATCTGCAACAAAGAGACAACGTCACATGGAGCTTCTATTCGCTTGGCAGTTCTCCATGGCATCTCAATGGCGGATACATGACGACTCAGAACATATTCGTACCAGACTTCAGTACTGGTGCAGATGTCGCAGTAGCAGAGACAGACATCATGCATTCTCAATCATACTACAGGACTGTCAAGCTGCTGTCTGTCAACAGAGACTCTCTAGCTAGCAGGACATATCTAGACTTTCAGGGAGAGCCATGGCATGATTCTGGATACTGGGACAAGTATCCGTGGCTTGACTGCAAGTGGGACGACTCTACTCCAGACGATCCAAACGTCTATGAAGACAATGGTGGCGCATGGAACTCCAACAGGTTCGCTTGGGGCGATACATGGACTGGCACTATAGTACCAGGCAAAGAATGGGAAGTCTGGTATGATGGCGAGCTTGTACGACATCTTGTCGTGAACAAAGAAGACAGAGTCTTCGATGCAAATGGTGCACAAGTGCCATTCAGATACAAGCTTGGCGAACTGATGGTGCCATCGAATTCGCTAGTCTCTCTTGGCATATCGCTGTTCAACTTGAAGAAGACTAACCCGTCGAATCCATCTAAGCATACAGAATGCAGGATACAGCTAGTATCTGGCAAATATTCGAACAGCTATCTGATAGATGAAGAGCTTGGCTTTGACGGTTCGTTGCTATCAGCTTGGCAAGACTTCATCACATCTAGACAGCATTTGCTTGATACTACATACACTTGTCAAGTCTGGCTCTATTTCAATGACTTTGAGCAGCTTGACATCTACTACAAGTCTGCATTCATCGAGACAGGAACTATGCGAGTCTTGATGAAGAACAGAGAGGACTTGGACTGGGAAGACGTGACATCTGCCGTAGGCAGGACAGACTCTCAGTACACATTCAAGACTGCTGGTAGAGACATGCAGATCAAGATAGAGATGTACGACCCTCAAGACTGGTTCGGTCAGCTGATCGTCATACCGATCTACATACCGCAAGAAGATGCTGTAGACTGGGCTTCAAGTGCTGTACGTGAAGTCAGAATCATATACAGCAACGGCTCAGACATTCAATTGTCTGGCTATGCTGGCAACGTATTCGACGTCGGTGTCAAAGTCTACTGGCAGTCTGGTTTGACGAACACGTACTTCGACAGCTTGACATTTGCCTCGTCTGATCCGAATGTCATCAACTTCTACAGAAAAGCATCTGATCCAGCTAAGACAGAGATGCGATTCTTGAAGCACGGAACTGCGACTGTCTATGCTTGGTACAATGGCAAACAATCTAAGAAGTATATGATAACAGTCGGATATTAGAAATTATAGAAAGAAAGGAAAATATCATGGCATGGACTAAGACTGCCAATATCAAAGGTGAGCAGGG